TATAGACGCAGTGAACACTTTGCCGGGGGTGTCTATAAGCCATATACCTGATATTGAAACACCAACATTCCCGGCCTCCCCTGCTACTGTAGTAGATAGTTGGGCTATCCTAATGCTTGAAGATACAGGGTGTGGTAGGGAACACCCCGCACCGCTGATACGTGATTACATTGACAATGTATGTACTAAATGCGGTGTGCGTATTGACGCTACGACAGCAGATATATTCTATGCTCCATTTCTTACTATAACACACAGTGACGGATTGCTACATACAGATCCTAACCCTTTCTACAATGCCTGCTATTTATTCCCACAGGTCAAAAGGGGAGTCCGGCGATTCAGAAATATAGACTTATTCATAGGTAATAGCAACCCGGATAACACAACATACTATCAGCCCGAAAACGCACCGTTGTTGTCATTGGATATGTTTCTTGATGAGTTGGGACTTATATATAACACACGCTGGAAAGTTAAAACAGACGTTACAGGCACACCATATCTGTACATTAAGCGCAAAGATTGGTTTGAGAATGAGCCTCCCATATATGATTTCAGCTATGGCGGCACCGACAGATATAAGATAGTTGAGGGTATATGCTATGAGCCACAAGAGTATACTGTACCTGCATCATGCGGAGTATTGTACAGTGATGATCCCGCCGATAAATGCGGTGTTGAGGCTGACGGATTCTATAATGGCACACAGAATGTTAGTTTCAATAACACCCTGATTAATCCATTATTTACCGGTATACTCGAAAAGAATAGCGGGTTCGGAGCTACGCACTTTAATTGTGATGGATCGAGTACTAACTATATATACGATGCCTTTCAAATTGTAAGAGGTTCTCCTACCGATGTGGTTACTTTCTTTATCACTGCCCAACTCGGCACATACATTGAGCGTTATACCAATTACAAAATACTCATGCAGACGGATACCTGCACGCTCCCTAAGATAATAATATGGGACGGAGATACCGCTAATCCCGGCAACCCAAACTACCTGAATGCTACAGCGGTAAGGGATAAGATAAACATAGCAGGCAGCGTTTTCGTTATTGGGCATAGCGGCTGGCCGGGGACGGTTCCGGGGATCAGCATCCCCGAAGTAAACCCCTTGTACCCTACGCTTGTTCCGGCTGACAGTGTGGTATTGCCAACACTTGCAGTGCCATCGGGAACGCCTCGCCCTGTGCCTTGGTCTGGACCGGATATATTAGCAGATGATATTTTTAACCATCAGCCTAATACTAATGTTATAGGAACCTCAGGTCCAATACCTGAAGGGGTATACGCAGTGATAGGATTATCCGGCACCTTAGAAAACCCGGCAGCGGCGATACTGGTTAATTATCCTATGTATTTTGAGCCCCATTACAAGGGTACGCTATGGGATTTATTTCATTGGATTGATGATCCATATAAAAACCCTAAATTGCACAAAACTTTCAGGCTCAAAATACCACTATGCTGTGATGATGTTACAAGGCTTAACCTTACAAATAATGTTAACGGACAAGCACTATTAGGGTCTATACTTTTGGATACTACATTCTATAATAAAGCAGTTATAACAAGCATTAAGGTAGGGTACGATACAGGGGAAAGCGATACAGAGCAGGGAACAGGGCAATATATTGAGCTTAAAGGAATAGTATAACTATGGTATTTGTAGACAACATTCAGCAATTAGAATATTACAGCCCAAATCCGCAATTCGGCTGTTATTCAGATCCTGTATTCCAGCCAAGTGATATACTATTACAAGCTAATGGCTTCAATGCTGATACATACGGGATAGTTATTTATGTCTGCGATACTTCAGGGGCAGTACTTGAAGATGCTACCTCTTACTTTGATACATTCCTCGGACAGTTCGTCATAGCAGGTAATACCTACAGCTATGTTAATATCAGGTGTAATACCTACAGCCCATTCATGCTCAGTAACAAATGCTTTGTGCTGCTGGTGCAGATTACAGACCCGTCAACAGGTGAATTTTTATTTTCAAAGTATACTCAAAAGTATATAATTGCAAATTCAGGTTTAGTATATGCAGATAATGTTACAATGGATGATAGCCCATTACAGAACTGTGTAGTAGGCGCAAATGTTATAACCTGTGATACTAACTATGTGAAAATAGGGTGCAGTTTCAACTGCATAGATACTTATTCTGGTGACTACTATGGACCTGTTACAGCAATAGTGGGTGAAGGTGCGTATCCATTTGTATTCACCCGTTTTTCTTACATAGAGGGCAGATTTAGGGAAGTACCTAAGGAAATAAAGCGTGTAATATCTATTAATTGCAGGACACAGAAAACAGAAACAACCCCACAATATTTGCTTACTGGCGGCACTACATTCCCTGTATGGAAGATGCTTGAATTAGAGCATATGCTTCTGGCAGATCATATTTACATAGACGGCAATGAATATCAGACACAGGGGGGGACACCATTTGAGCAATTCGGCAGGCCGTTTAACTGCCAATACAGATATAAGTTTACGCTTCAAATGCAGGGATGTTTCCAGTTCCAAACTTTTGGATGCAAGCCTAACTGTGATGATCTCGCAACCTACTATGCGTTCCCCCGTCCATTCAATAAATTGTATGACGATAGCCAGCGGCTGATAGCTACAGACAGCACAGAACTTGCTATATATTTCCAGTCACAACCGGGCTATAAGTCAGTGCAGAACTTGCCATTTATATTGCCATGCCCTGTAAATACACTCATGGTTGTGCAATCTTCCGGAGTACTGCCTAAATTTATATACGTAGACAATGTAGCAGCTTCATCACGAATTTTCCCAAAGCAACTACCAGTAAATACGCTTGATTTCACACCTCTTTGCAATGGTGTAAATTATGGTAATCAGGTGCCGGTGCCAGAGGTAGAAGGGTATGTATCTGAATCTGTGATTGTGCCTGTACCTGAAGTAACAGGATATGTAAGTCAGGATGCGAATAAGTATATATTATCCATAATCCCGGCAGGATTAGGATGGGATGTTAATACCCATGTAACAAGTGCAGTAAATTACATGGGTGAAGTCATGCTGAATGTATCTGTAGGTACAGCTACAAGGGTACCACCTTATGTAAATGAAACGCTTGGTATAATTAGCCAGCAAGGCATCCCGACATCTAAGGTGATAATATACGGCGATGATAATCCTAACCTAATGCCAGGATCAATGCTTGAAATAGGCACAGATGGGGCTATAGTATACACAGGTGACTATACTGATGGGATAGACCCTGATTATAAGATTGAATTTTTCGGAGTAAAATATAAAATATAATGGCACAAAGAATACTTTTATTCGTACCAAGCGATGACGAACCTGTAAGCATGTCACCATTGACATACATAGATACGCTATACTACGAATTGCAGTACCGGATAGTTGGAACTACCGGTTGGACACCGCATATAGAGTATAGCCCATTGCCATTATATACAAGCGTAAGCCCTGCGGGTGAAATACCGTATATCAGCATACCTCTATTGCCAGATAATACGGATTTTGAATACCAGTTGCGCCGATTCAATAGCGATAATCAGCCATCTGATTGGTTTACAGGTACATTTACAACCGGCGTATCAGCATGATAACAATAGGCAGCCCATTAGGTGCAACATTTACGGTAGAGATTAAGAACCAGTACGGTGATACTGTATATGGCCCTGTTTCACAGACTAATGCCCCATTTGATCCGGGGATAACTGATTCAGGAGATTATACCATGACTGTTAATAACAATGGTGCTATTAATGGGTGGTGCTTCAGTGTGGATGATACATGTGCGTGCCCTGTGTTTAACTCCGCAGAGATAGTAGTTACACCGGCAGGATTATACTATGCAGATATTAGTTTTGATATGTCAGGTGGTTTCCTGTGCCCATTTTTAATTAATGCTTATAACGGTTTCGGCTCTCCAACTATAAACATAAACAGCCTTGCTGATTTCACAAGTCACACGGGCGATATATATACTAAGCGGATCCAGTTTTTACCATCACCTGATTTCTTTTATGAGGTAAGGCTTACCGATAATACTTTTTGCAGGAGCGAAACTATACATTATAATTGTGATGGTCCACACCTGCAAACCGGATTGCTTGAGCAATTCCCTGCAAACTCTGGTAATTACAGGATAGCATTAACATTTAACCATTGCGGCGATACTTGCCACACAGTAACTGTAAATTACTTACAGTTAGCCCCCATAGGCGGCACGTTAGATGCAGGATCATTAGTACAAACTATTTCATGTCCTGCACCATATACGTTTTATATACCCGTAACACCTGCCAATACAGCACCTGGCGCTACGTTATCTTATAAGATAACCACCACTGACTGTTGTGGCACAAGGGATCGCGTTACAGCATTTTATCAAATACCTAACTAATTATTTTTCTTTGCGCCATAATATAAAAAACATTACTTTTACATTCATAATCCACCGGACATGGATAATTTAAAACTACTAAAATTCATTTAAAATGGCTACTGTAGCTCCATGTCCAACCAATTGCGCCAATCCTGATCTTTTGGCCTTACCAGCACAAAACTGCTTCACCGATTTTCGGAGAACCACACCAAGCAGGTTATTTATGCTTAACTGCGATGTCGTAGTCCCAACAGGTAGCCCATCTGTTGTAGGCGCAGCGGTTGCCGCGCTTTTTGAGGCCGGCCAGATAGTGTCCACCATGCCGCTTGCAAACCTTGTGTTTGAAGATCCGACATATGAAGAGTTGCAGTTGGATGATTGCAGCCCTGCTACTTCATTACTCGCTACCCGTGCCATGACTTTTGAGGATCGCTATGCCATAGACATCAGCAATCAGTCGCCTTTTGTTCTGAACAGCTACTATGACTATGATCTGTGGGCTAATAAAATAGCCAACCAAAAGAACATACGCTACCATCTGGCATACTGTAATGGTGATGTAAAAGAGATACAGTTCGTAGCGTCTATTCGTGGATTTATAGACTACCTGAAAGCGCAGACCGCAGGCGGTAAATCAACAGAGACTAAAAAGATACGTCTGTTGTTTAATGGCGATCCTATAGGATTCGAGACAAAGCCTACATACAATTACATTACCTCAGGTATAGTACTCTAATAAACACATATGCTGACACTACCCCGTGCCATTGAAATGCTCAACGGTATCAACTATAGTTGTTTACCAGCCATAGCAAAATGGCAAGAAATATACTACCGTACTTCAATACATACAACAGGGGTATGCCCCCGGTTCTATCCATTGAGGGACGGTGGTGTATTGGGGGATAGCTATATTGAGCCTACTGGATGGTTAGGTGCAAGAGATGGCGGATGGGGTGAGCGGTACGACTATATTTTTGACACATTCCTGCTTAACAAGCACGCGCGTGAGCCTGAGGTTACAAGACAGTGGCGCAAGTCTGTTTACAGGCCGTACCAGATGGATCCATTACTTGAATGTATAGGTGCCACATCTGCATGTATTTTTGGCGATAGTAAGTATACCCTAATAATTGAAGACAAAGACGACAGCGATTATATCAATGGAAACAACTTCGATGGTAAAACATTCATTGGCTATTTCCAGTGGATGTTTAAGGCGATATGTGAAGACCCGAACAGTATTTTTGTTGTCGTGCCGAAAGAGGCGGGTTATGCGACCACTACGAAGAAGGTAGAGCCGCAGATAATACACATACCCAGCCGATATATTTACTACATAAGCGATACTGAAATTATTTACTACCAACCATACACTAATTATGCGTGGCTGGTTAACGAGTTGGGTTATTTCCGGTTTGAAAAGCAGAATGACAAATGGTTCCCGATGGATGCCAATATAGGGTATTATGCTCACTTACTGACGTATAAGCCCGCTCACTTTGCTGGTGGCATATGGAACACCCATAAATACTACGATAGCTATTTAAAGCCAGCACAGGCCTATTGTGACGACTTTGTTTCTGCGCACAGCGATGTACAGATGATTAACAAAGAAGCCTCACATCCATTCATACAGGCAGCAAGCAGCGATTGTCCTGCATGTAATGGATTAAGGCAAGACAGACGGTGTACTACATGCGGAGGTAGCGATACATCATGTAGTTGTGATACCATAGATAATATACATCTCGTAGACTGCACAACATGTCGTGGATCTGGTAAGCAGACATATAACCCTGCTGATTGGATGATTGTGCCGCCCGACCAAATGGGTAACGACTTGATAAAGGTTGTGGAGTTCAATGTTTCTACAAATGAGTATTTAGATAAGCATGCCGAGACTATCCTACTGGGCATAAAGAAGTCACTGCATCAGCACTATGTTGAAGAGGCGCAAAGTGGAGTAGCAAAAGAGATAGACAGGAGTGGGCAATACTTGTTCCGTAGCATGGTGTGTGATGGTGTTTGGTCATTGATTGAGAAATGCCTTATAGACGTGTTAAGCATCCGTAATACTTCCGTAAGTAATGGTATACGCAAGCCTGAGCCGCCTAAATACATCTTGGTCAAGCCTACAGATTTTGACCTTAAAACAGAAAATGATCTGCTCGATGAATATAAAAATTCAACAGAGGCTAAAACACCTGAATGGGTGCGGCAAAAGCAGGTGGAGCAGTATGTCGATAAGATTTTTGGCGGTGACGATGCAATGAAACGCAAGGCAGCCCTGATTAATGAAATGGATGCATTCAGTGTAACCAGCATTACAGATAAGACCGCATTATTAGCTGCCAGCGGAATAAGCCCGAAAGATTTCCAATTCAGTAATGTACTTCCTAAAATTTTGGATAAAATATTACGTGAAAGGGGTAAGCAATGGTTTGTAACGGCTGATTACGACCTTATAGAGACAGAAGTTAATGCTATATTTGCAGCAATGCCGCCGCTCGAAATGCCGGTAGAAACAACAGAAGTAAAAGTAAATGCCTAACCAATTTAAAACTATACGTTATGAATGCGAAAGACAAAAAAATAATCGAGGATAATCCTAACGCTACGCCTCATGAACTGCTAACAAAACACGGCCTGAGTGAAAAAGGTTTTGATGAACATGTATCGGCACAGGATGCAAAAGCTATGGCAGTATCTAATGCCAGTAAACCTAAGCTGATACCATCAGCAATACTACAACCATTGCAGCCTGATACTACACAATACCTTAACCATGCAGAAGAAGGTAAAGTTAGGATAGTCCCAAAATCTGGCGGCATGGGTACAGAAGTAAGCGCAGCCGTAGCGGCTAAAATGCTGGCTAAAAATCCAAAACAATATAAACTCGGATAACATGGCAACTAAAGATCCAATCAAGTCGCTAAAGCCGGTATTATCTCCGCAGCATATACCCATATCAGTGGTTGAAGTAGAAACAGGGGAGATAATAGTATGCCGGACTGATGCGACCGGCGAAGAAATACAAGGCTCTGAGTTCACTACCACACAAGCAATGTGGGATAAGTCATGGAGCAAATCAACAGTGCATACCTTCAAAATAAAAAAAAAATAACCGTTTATGAAACTAACCAACCAAAACGCATTAGACCTGCTCAAAACATTAGGAATACAGGATGTGGAACTTGTGGCAGATGATGCCGCAAGTGACTATTCACAGGATGCCGCAATACAGCTTGTAGATGCGGCTCGAACACCTATTATATCTCAAAAGATACTTACCGAAGAAACAGGCAAGATACATGGCGAAGTAGCTGGGAAGATAAATAATGCAATACGTAATCAGCTGCATAAGCTAACCGGCGTGTCAAAATCAGATATAGAAGGTAAAAACAGTGACGAGGCTATGCAGTTGGCATTCGCTCATTGGGCGAAAACTACCGGCGGCGATAAAGAAGCATTTGCGGCGCAGCTTAACGAGGTAATGGCCTCAAAAGATGCCACTCTAACGCAGAAAGAAAAAGAATGGGCTGATAAGTACGGTGCACTTGAAAGCAAGTATACCCGTAAAGAAATCATGGACGGGCTTAATGGTATATATGCTACCGCAAAGGGAATCAAGCCTACGGCAAATAAAGCACTTTTAGCCGGAGACTTCCTTACATCCCTGGAAAGTGAGGCGATAGTTAAATACAACTCTGAGAGCAAAGAATTCGAACTTTATGACAAAACAAATCCTGCAATTCGCCTTTTGGATAAGTCAAAAAACGGCTTTGCCAAAGTGGAAGACCGCATTAAAGAATATCATTCGGCTCGTGATCAGTGGCATGAAGATGCAAGGCAGGAAAACGCCGTAGAGAAAATGAATACGCCTAAGGCTACAGATAATTACATAGAGAAGGATGGTAAAATTTCAAGCCCACTCAATCAACAGATGGACGTACTAAGCGCATGGGCTGCACAGCCTGCATAATGGTTAGTGTAAGTATAGGGTGAGGGGTGCGGTTAATTCCGCACCTTTTTTATTTTTATTTGGTATTATAAAAACAATTCGTATTTTTACACCATACAGGTACGCACACCTAACCCTAAAGTGCATTTATACAGGCTTCCTCGCCTAACCCAAAAGAAGGTGAAACTAATATTTTCACTTTTAATCTTTAACATAAATGTCATTTGTAAATGCAGGGCGTGAGATACAACGCTTCATAATCGACAAAAAGTACAACACGCCAACGCAGGAAATCATCATGGCGGTAATGGATGCGCGTAGGTTTAACTCAACAATCGTTGATACAGATGGTGAAAGCTCTGACTTCACATACGGACCCGGTAAACTGCGTGAGCTGAAAATCAGTTACTACCCAATCCGCTGCGATGTGGTAGCAGATAGCCGCCCCGCCAACTTATGCGTTGATGGTGTAGCCGCAGAGCCTAAACAGGAGCGTTTTGCGATCCGTGAAAACATATCAACAAGGCCGCAGAAGCTATATGTTAATGACCTGCGTCTTGTAGATGCCAACTATAACATCAGCCAGCACGCTAAAGCGCAGATAAATGCATCATTGGGCGCACTGGAAAAGCAGCTTGCCATTGATATTACATCTAAGATAGTAGCGCATAAGGGGCTGCATCTGGATGGTACTGAATACGGCAACAGGGTTACAATGAGCCAGACCACAAACGGCCTGCTTACCCCTATAGGGCTTTGGACAATACAGAAAGAGCAGAATGATGCAGCGTTTACCAATACATTCATAGTAGGTAGCACGGAAGTATGGAACTGGCGCAAGGCTTATGGCATTGCATCAGAAAATACAACACTCGGTCAGGACTTCTCTAAGCTGGGCGTTCCGCATCTGTACTATGACATTAACCTTAACTCAGTTATGGGAGTTGTTGCAGGTCAGGCAGAATACATACTTACATTTGATCCTGAGGCTCTGAAGTTCGTAACATTCAGCCGTAATGCTGGTATGTTCGCTACCGATCTGAAAAGCGTGGAAGACTTCGACCGTGGCTTTAAGTCTGGCGGCCTGTACTCTATCCGTGGTACATTCACATCACCTCGCTATGGTCTTACCTTCGATTTCTATGCGAAGTTTAACGACTGCGATGGCGAAGATGGATCATGGTCATGGTTCCTGTCTCTGGACTGGGATATAGTATTCCCAACAATACAGGCATGTAACATACAGGGTGTTAATGGTATCATGCTTTATAAAACATGCCCTGTGGTTATACCAGACTGCCCAACAGGTACTACACCATCCCCTGCCGCAGTTTCACGCAACTTTAACTGGGTTCCAAACCCTGCGATATTTACACCGGCATTGCTTATTGGCGACATGACCATAGGCGGTAATAACACGCAGCCTAATGTTCTGGTCAATAACATTACTGAACTCGTAGCGGCTATGAATGAGAATTATCTCGGTCAGGCAACATTTACAGTAGCTGGTGCGGCAGTTCGCTATAATGGATATTCTGCCCTTACAGGTGAGATCAACAATGGTGCAATAACCATTACTTTCGCTTAATAATGACTAACTCAGGCGGGGTATGGGGTATCCTATACCCCGCTTTTTTATTATGGCTTGTATAGATAACATAGTATCCATTGGTTTGTGTGACGATGAAGTAAGCACTTCAGGATATACACTCATGTCAGCTGCCGGTATGTCGCCGTTAAACTCTGAAAAGGTTGCAACGGAACAGTACGGCAAGGGCATGACATTATTGCAGGTCAAAAAAACCTTAGCGATACGGACTGTAAGAAATGACTTTATCGGTGTATTACAGGCCAACAACATAGCTTCAACCATTGTTGACCGGGTATATGATAGTTCTGTCTTCAATATAAATGTTGATATGGGTACATATGCGGGCTATAGAGGTGTAAAGATACATGGTGTGAATTCGGGTAGGCGTGGTGGATTGCGTAAACTTATTATCAGGACTATCCAGTGTTATCCACTATCGAGCGGGGCGGGTGAATTGACCATTTTAGACTATGAAAGTGGTGTGCCCGTCACTACTTCAATTGCTGTAACCTTTGTTGCTGACAGGATAAACACATTTACTCTACCTACACCATATGTTGCACTTAGCAAGGATATAGCCGTAGTGATTGATAATAGCGAAATTAACTTTGCATCGGCTCGAATAAGCTGCAAACGTGGCTGCAATGGAGTGAATAATCCCTGTGCATGGGCTGATGGCTTTAACGGTGTCAATGATGTGCGTGATGAGGGCTATGGTATCAATGTGCAGTTTGAATGTAGTTGTGATTATGAAAGTCTGATGTGCGATTTTTCAAAGGCTTTTATAGGCGAATTGATATGGCTTAAATGGCAGGAATATTTCTTTGAGGAACAGTATAAAACTAACCGTTTTAATGGATGGACTACATACAACCGAGATAACATATGGGACGATGTAATACCCGACTTGCGCAACAGGTACGCACAGAAATACAATGCAATGGTTAGTGGGGGCCTATTTGAAATGCTAAAGGCTTATGGTGATGAGTGCTTGAATTGCCGGGGAGTAAGAGTAGTAACGAATGTATGACCGACTTAGACACACATATCAGCAGGCTGGAAGAACTTAACGCCGCATTGGTAGGTGGTGACTTAGTAGACTTAGCAATAATGCCAGCGGCAGAGGAATTGTTATTAGCGATAAAAAACAGGGTTGTTAATCAAGGGATAGGGACCGATGGCAATGCACTAAGGCAGTATTCAACACAGCCTATTTACGTTACAAAAAATCAGTTCATAAAAGGTGGTTTTAATGCGCAGGGTAAGAACAATGTTTTTGGAAATACTTTGGGTGATAGGATAATACCGGCAGCAAGATTAAAATCGAATGGCATTAAGAAAAACAAGCGTACAGCTATTTTGAACACGCTTGTTAAGCCTAACTATCAGGAACGCAAATCAATGTACCTGAAAGATGGATATAAGGAATTAAGGGATATACAGGGGCTGCGTACTGACATTACCAATATGCGATACTCAGGGCAGATGCTGGAAGATTATCAGGCGCAAAAGATGGCGCAATCAGTCTTGCTGGGGATAGTAACAGAGCGAAGCGCAGAGATATACAACGGTCAGACGTACGGTACATCTAAAATGAGCGGTAGAGGTTTATTTTTCGTAGCAAACGAGCAAGAAAAACAGGAGTTTTTAAACAGGACATTAGTATCTTTAACACGTCTAACAAGAGGATATATATCAGGTGTTACAGCAACGGTTGAATAGATTAAGGGATTTCATTTTACAGCATAACACCTACTTTAATGAAGGTTATGCTAATGCTATTCAGGATGATACCACAGGCCAGATAAATAACGGGGATGATATTATATTCCCAGCTGACGATAAAGGCCCTTATTTCTACCTTAGATTGCCAAATAGCCTACAATCTGACTATAACAGGGAATACATAATTGCAGACCCGGCACAGAGCATAGGTATCAAGTACGATATTATCCTTGTGGCTTGTATCCCTAATGGAGATAGTAGTTTATTGCTCGAAAACATTATTACCACAGTAGGACAGTATGATGAGGAAACATTGAGGATTACCCGCATGCTGTTAAATCCTGATGATGTACTATTACAGGAGCTTAAAAAGATAAAGAAGGATAACATACAGGCCGCATTACAGAAACTACCTGAAAATTCAGGGTTATGCTCGGTCCATTTTACTTTTACTATACCATTTGTTTTTCAATCACTTAAATGTATACAGTCGCCATGCTTGAACTGCTAACATTCTTATTTATAAGCATATTATTCATGATAGGCTACATGGGTGCTATAAAGGCTCTATGGGCCATGATGCAGGATGGTGGTGCGTTCGATGTTGCTTTTCATTGGAGTGAGATGAGAGATAGGTTATATGGCAGCAATAAGCCTACACATCAGATGCTTGAAAAAATATTGGGCGGGTGTGAACAGTGCGCCTCATTCTGGTGGTCCATGCCGTGGATGGCTTTATATTTCTGTTTCTGCAAAAGCGTAGGTGTTTGGGTTCTTACCCCTATACAGTCTATAATGTGGCTAGTTGTATTTTGGTCTATATGCTCAATGTTTGGTCTATGGGTACTAACAAATAAAAACAAACATCAATGAGCTGCAATTGTACAGGGTCGTTAGTAGACTGCATTAAAACATACGTAGGCCCATGCGACTTAGGTATAAACACTGGCCTCGTGGCAGAGCAAACGGGCAATCATCTGGTTATGCTAATGTTTAATGGCGTATCTACACAGTTTTTGTTGGCAGTCGCAGAGGGTCAAACAATCGTTTTACCTAACACTATCAATAACAATGCAGTATTTGATATGCAGGTTTACCATCCAGATGATACATTGCTTAATGACACTTGCTACCAATTACGTACTATTGTCACACTAAGTAATGCTAATGCACAGATAACGCCAAGTCCTGAGGGTAGTGATAAGAAATTTATAACAGTTACACAGGATGGTACAATACTTACAGATGCATTCTTTGGTTTACATTATATATCAGAAATAGACACAGATAATCAGGCATATTTACGCAATGTGGGATTTACCCAAAATGGGGCAACAATTACCGCATTATCATTTGGTTTTTACGCAGGTCAGGTAATATTAGCTAAAGCATGAGAGGACTAATAACAATATTGTTTTTACTGATGTGCTGCAACCTACAGGCGCAGAATTATACTCAATTCGGTGCCGCCCGTATTCAGGATACATCGAATACTAAAGGTAGCATTAAAGTAGCCGGACAGGTAATATTACCATATTATGCCACTTCCAGTACCGCAAATTTCCTTGCCGTGAATAGCGCAGGTTATCTATACCTTACGTCAGGTGGAGGGGGTGGTGGCACTACTGATAGTACGAGGTTCTCCACAGTCTACCGTAACGATACCGGCAATCAGGCAATACGGGCAAAGCAGCGCACAGACAGCCTTACATCGGCTGTGCGCTTCACCGACACTATCCAACGTGTAGATGCAGATATAGCCGCATTAGAAACGGCAGTGCTTGATACGGCATTTGACTTACGGGCAGCGATCAACACTAAGCAATCAGCATTAGGATATACCCCGGAAAATGTCGCCAATAAGGTTCAGAATATCAACAGCCCAAATGCAACCACATACCCGTCAACAGCGGCTGTAAACAATGCCTTATTGCCGTATGTTTTAAAGTCGGACAGCCTAATAATATTTGCTACCCCCAAAAATATTATGGATAGTGCAAATAGTGTGCGGTCTGCTATTCCTGTAGTTACAGGCAAGGTAAATTACAGTGATAGCCTTGTGACGTTCGCCACCCCTAAGCAGTTGAAAGACACGGCAGCAGCTATAAGATCATCATTCCCGGCAGGTACGGACACTACAGGACTAAGCAATAGGATCAATCAGAAACAGAACTACAGTGACACTACTACATATGATGGTACGAAATATAATATCAGTGTAGCGGCTGCGCCTAAGCAGAATTTTACCGATACCAATAGCTATGATGCTACGAAGTATAATTTAACTGTCGGACTGGCACCTAAGCTGAACAGCAGTGATACGGCGGGATTAAGTGGCAGGATTAATTTGAAACTGAATAGTTCGGATACAGCAAGTTTAAGTAATCGTATCAACCTGAAATTAAACATCACGGACACTGCAAGCCTATCAAACCGCATAAACTTAAAACTGAATTCATTCGACACAGCAGGGCTTAGTACGCGTATAAATCTTAAGCTGAATGCGAATGATACCGCAAGCCTGAGCAATAGGATAAACTTAAAACTCACAAGCACAGATACCGCCGGTTTAAGTAACAGGATTAACCTTAAGCTCAATTCAAGCGACACAGCAGGGCTTAGCGGCCGCATCAACCTTAAACAAAATATCACAGACACCACCACCTATGATGGCACTAAGTATGATATAGTGGTACGCAGGCAAACAAACGCCACTATCACAACCACCACCACGCTTACAATAGCAGGTAATACAGGAGCGTCAACGATATACCAAGCCATTACCACACAGGTAGGCGCACTGACCATCGCTAACCCTACTGGCACGTTCACAGAAGGCGAGTGTTTGGAGATATTGGTTAAGGGTGCATCTGCTATAGCCATAACTTTCGGGTCTGCATTTGAGGCCACTGGTACGGCATTGCCGACTACGACAACAGCGGGTAAGACGCTCATGATGTATTTCCAGTACAACAATTCAACATCATCTGCTAAATGGCAGATAAGACAATCTGATCCACTTGTACCGTAACATACTACTCATATCAACCATGCTCTTTACCGTGCCTGCAATGGCACAGGTAACGGTATTGTCTACTACGGCTAATGCTCCATTAGTAGCTAATGCTATGACAGTATCCAGTACCGGATTTAATGATAGTGGGGCTACGCTGAATTTTATAGCCATAGTCGATTACTCATTGGTTGGGCCGGGCACACTGACCGACAACAAGGGTAATACTGTAACATTGGATACATCGTTTACTGATGCAGCAAGTGGGGGCAGGATGAGGGTATACAGGGTTGCTAATCCTACTTTCGGCACATCGGTAAGCCCACACATTTACACTTATACGACAGTCGGCACTTCCTACCCATCAATTTATACGGTGTCAGCAAAGGGCCAGTATGCGCCTGTGCGTGACAGGAGATCAGTTAAGAATAACGGATCAGCAGTAACAACAGGGGATGCGGGGAGTATAACTCCATCAGTGAACAATGAACTGGTAATTGGCGTTATGATGCCTACAACTGGTACGAACGTTACTACACCAGTGGGTTATACACTTGTCGGCCGGTTCAGCTACCCTTCTATAGGCAATTTTGGGTCTTTAGCTTGTTACCAAGTGCAGACCACAGCAACAGCAACTAACCCTTCATACTCATGGACAGGTGCGAGTGCATACGGGGCGTACATAATTAGCTTCAACTTTGACAACCCGCCAGTAGGTGTAGTGTCGGGTAATTTCTCAATATATTATTCTCAAATGCAATGAAAGTACTAATACTCACAAGCGCATTCGTTACTGCTATGACCGGGCAAGCGTCAATAATTGGTGGGCCAAATGGATCTATAGAATATTTTAACGCATCGTATTATAATGGGAATGCGGTATGCCCTCTATGGGAGGCGATATACTTCCCTACACAGTTCGCAGCTGCTGCGCCATTTGATACGCTTGATATACCTTTGCTCGATAGTCAGGTACAGCAAACAAACCTTGCCTATACAGTGCCCGTAACGAGCAGTAGTGATACTATTACCATAACTATACCGGCAGGAAGGCAGCTTAGCGGGTTCGATGTCAATCCAGCCACTGATAGCGCAAGGATAGCATTATACACAGCGGCGGGTGTCCAGTTCGTACCGGCAGACACTTATAAGCAAGGGAGAGTAACCCCGGTTACTCTGGATGAGGCATTCTCTAACACGGTAGCTACAACGGTTAAGGCTATACGCTCGGCAGGTACTGGTTCTGTAAGGATAAATTTTAAAATATGGTGATATGGGAAGGATACTAATGATTGTTTTAATGATGCTTAGCCACACGATTATGGCAAGCAATGGGCAGGTATCACCTAAGATACAGACCAGCGGTGTGATGCTGCCAACTGGAATGATAGATAAACCAACAGTTGCAGGGCCGGGTATTTTAGTAGATACATCTGGCAGGGTGTTAATTGACAGTGTAGTTACCATGACATGGGCAAGGTCGCTGGATAGCTTCAATACGCTCAAAGCTGCTATAGCGGCACGCATAACCACGGCATTGGCAGCAAGCACTTATACGCCAAGAGCACGCACAATTACTATCGCTGGTGTTACACAGGATCTGACAGCTAACAGAACATGGACACCAACCACGGCAAATATTGCGGAGAGCGGCAACCTGTATTATACTGACGCACGGGCACAAGCAGCAATTACAGCCGGATCAGGAATAAGTATTACATCAGGAGTTGTAACTAATACTGCTCAATATACAGCACCTACGCTAAATGCCGCTACAAGGCCCATAAACAGCACTACATGGACTATCAGCAGCACCAAGCAGGCAAGTGTAGTATACTACATCACCATTAGCTGTACTGCTACCATATCAGGCCCTTCAAGTGGTCAGGTTGAGCTTCAGTATAGCACCAATGCGGGTAGTACATGGACTGCCTGCGGTATTGCAAAAAGCACCAATACTGTATCTTTGGCAGTAGTATTAAATAGTGTAGTTTCGCAGACCACGCCGATAGTAGCAATGGGAATACCCGCCAATGCGCTTATGCGTATGGTGTCTACTTCAAGTGGCACCACAACACTATCATACACCTACGGATTTGAAACTTATTAATAAACCAAAATAAAAGACCAAGCACATGTGTACCGCAACAAGACTAATGAAGTTCAAGAATTTCAACCTATTTACAGACGATGTAACGGGGATTAACTTCGATGGAATACCTGTAGGTAAGCTGCCATTTCTGCTTGCCGCATACCCTAAGAGGTTCGCAATACTGCCTGATATAGATGGACAGTCAACGCTGTTCGCTGAAGTTCCGGTGGGTGAGGGTTTGACGCTCAATACTACCTCTATGGATCGTGTCGCTGAAGAAGTGCCGGTGATACAGACTAACGGATGTGAAATGCCATTATTTATACGCTTGTTCGGTGGGCGCAGACCGCACCTTAATAGCTAATCATGAATAAGATCCCAGTAATTCTATTATACGTAATTTTAGGGCTTTGCTTTTCTTCCCTGTTTGTATCTGCTGATACGGACAAGGCAAGTATTGACGAATTTGCTACATTGCTGTTTTTCACAATGCTGTATTTTTGCGTAAAATATGGGATTGATGGATTCTTTCCGTATCATAATAGAGTTGTAGGGTTCACGCTTTGGTTAGCGGTAGGCAAATTTTTTGATGGCGTTTCATCATGGCGTAATGATGTAATCAGCATTGCCGAAATATCATGGGATATGTTGGGTTTGTTTATCCTGTATTGTAATTTAAAATCCGACTATAAAACCATTAACGGCAAAAAATGAAACCTGAAATAGACCTGTTTGATTCCTTGTCCCAGTTTATTTATAGATACATAACCTATATAGGCCTTATTTTGATGGGGCTTATGGGACGTTTTTCCTATGATCTTATACGTAACAAAAAAAGGAACTGGAGCTACATTGCAGGGTGCACAGGTATAGCGATATTAGGTGGGTATATGTCAAGCGTTTATTTTATGCAGAACTATCCCGCAAAGGCCCCGTTCATGGTGCCGTTAATCACGATGATCTCCAATAATCTTGTTTCGGCAGTAATGACAATAGATTATAAGGCCTTGGCACAAAAAGACTGGAAGGGCGCATTCGAGATACTCTTTAAGAAATAAATGTTGATACCACATAATTATCAAAGTAAAAACATCATACCAATGAAATCATGGAGAAGTTTTGCCCTCGGACTTGCAGGTGCTATATTTAACGCCATCCTACCTATAATACAGACAGGCACATTTGATATACACAGGGATTGGCCTAAGCTGCTGGAAAGTGCGGGTATAGTGTTCTTTTCCTATGTAGTAAAGGATGCAAAGGCAACTGGGTTACCGAATGAGCCTAACAAGAGTACGCCGGATGGACAGGGGTAAAAATATATAGCCGCATACAATCAAGTACACGGCTGACATACCGATTCAGGACACCCGAATCCGATACAAATATAGGATAAAATAAGTAAAGCCACTCAATCCGAGTGGCTTTACTGCGTAAGAATAGTTTTACCTATCCGATATGTAAAAAGTGCCTTTGGCTGTCACAAACATACTTCGAATTTATTTACCGTGCAAGTGAAATACTATTTTATTTATCACTATATTTGTAACTGTCATTTCCCATAGGGGAAAGGACTTGGCGGCCCACATTGCCGTAATTGTGGGATATCTCGGCAACCATGCGCAATATCAGTAAGCGTTGAAGGAGTATAGAAGTCGTATTGTTTTAGTGCGATTTCGGAAATTAGTTGACCACTCAAATGAATGGAACAAATCTTAAAATGCATACCATCGTGGGTATGCATTTTTTGCTTACATTTGTGCCGCCGCAATGGTGCGGTAAAAAACTTACACAAGATGAATAAAATAAAATTTAGCATAAAGCGTTCTGGCGCTTTTTATGGTAAAATACAGGTAGTTGCACATCGTAATGGCTTAGGGCTGTTTGTGTTCAATCCTGAATTCGATGGATATGATGTAAACCACAAGCTATGTGTTTCCAAAATACAGGTGTTTTTATTTTGGTTTATACTTGAAATAGATTTGCCATTTGTAGATCAAGGCAGCAATGAACGCTATCAAATATATCACCCGAAAGATATGCGCAAAACATATCCGTAGTTTCCGTAAGTTTCTACGGACAACAGGCCGACACTATCATGGTGTCGGTTTTTTTATTATCTTTACTCCATGTCCGACTACCACAACCAAACAGACTACACCTACACGCCACCTGAGCGCAAAGCATCATATTTTGCTGTGATAATCACATTGGCAGGCGTGGTCGCTATGGGTGTTATTTATTTCATTCTAAACACACTAAGCAACACATGAATACTAAAATTAAATACAAGCAGCCAACAGGGCATAACTGCGGATTGTACGCCATTTCTAATATATTCGATGACGACGGGATAATAAATGATGTGAGGTGTGAATACGGTAAAAACGGACATACAATAAACGACCTAAATATATATTTAAGGGAAGACGGTAAAGATTACTACGTAGAAACATTGTACAAAAACATATTTAACACTCAACTGCCGGTTGAAGCTCATGTTTGGCCTACAAGCAACATTGATACAATACCGCTACTTCTAACTGTAGCATTTGAATTAGGCGGCGTAAATCACATTGTCGGATTGCGGGTCATTAGTGACCGTACCGTGTATCTATACGATAGCCTAAGAGAATATGTAATAGAAACGGACTTTGCAAGTCTTCATGATTTTTACCCAATAATTTTTGGAGTTTTTGCGTTTAAAAGTTACGATCCCACAAATGAAGGATACGTATCATTTATTCAATAATAAAAACCATATCCCATGCGTAAACTAATACTCCTCCTCGGTGGTATACCGAAATCAATCCGCCGTATTATCTGCAAGATACTGCCTGTGACTACTAAGTTTCAAACAGCACTTGAAAGCGGTTATGCTGATGATCTCGTTAAGCTCATCCCTGGCACAACAGACGACACTATCCGAACAGCATTGGTACTGGCGCTAAGCGAGTTCAATGACATGCTTCGTAGGGCTAATGGTGCGCATGAGACTAAGGTAATCATGGGTGCTATAGCGACATCTGCAACTAAATGGGCCGATGGTCGTAAGCATGATACGCCGGAATACAGGGCCATGTTTGAGCGTGTTTATCAGGAAAGTAAAACAGCGGCATGATCATTACAAAAATCGCTTGATACTTCGAAATTATCGCATTATTTACAATTATGAAAGACAGAATAAGCATTGAGCGAATATCAAAACTGCACCCAAAAGTACGGGATACATTTACGCGCTTCATAGATACCGCTGAGGCGGAACTGGGCATCACGCTAAGGGTAACGCAAGGCCTGCGAACTATAGCAGAACAGAACGCCTTATATGCGCAGGGGCGCACCGCACCCGGTAAGATAGTAACCAATGCAAGGGGAGGTAGTAGCTATCATAATTTTGGACTCTCAATCGATGTTGCTGAATTGCAGGGAACCGCCATAAACTGGAACTTCGACTATAAGAAACTAGCACCGATAGCCGCAAGCATGGGTATTGAATGGGGCGGCCTGTTCCATAGCATAATCGATAAGCCTCATTTTCAGATAACATTCGGGTATAGTACGCAGAAACTGCTGCTGATGCCGAAAGATGCAAGCGGGTATGTGGTAATGCCTAATGCAGTAGTATAAATAACGGGGTGCAGTTGATAGCTGCACCCCGTTTGTGTTTTAGTCTATTAGGTCGTGATTATCCGACTTAGATTTATATAACATTTTACAGCTATTGGGCGTTTGGCCTCGTCCATTTTGCATCCAGTCTTTGAACTCCATGTTTTCTACAAAGTCCTGCACTGTTGGTATAAATTTCATGCGATAATCTTCGAGTATATGCCGTTCACATATGTCTTTTACGGAAACTTTTTTGCCTCCTGAATTGGTTATATAAAGACCGAAAATAGGTTCCATGACTTCTTTAATCCAAAACATAGTATGCGTAAGTACCCTATGCCTATTGTCGGCTATTTGACCTTTGGAGCAATCCATTTTATTATGAATTGCTAAGTAGTCATCAAGACATCCGCCGAACATCTTAACCGAACTTTCCGAATGAATAATTGCGTTTGCCATACTTAGTCGTTATCGTATTCTTCTGTTTCTATTTCACCGTTCCGTAATATTGTAACCTCAACATGGTCACCGAAAAGGTCTTTATAAAACTCTTCGGATATAGCCCCTAATGTATCTGCGAATTCATTAAACATTTCTTTCTTTTCTGGCTTTTCGTAGTTTTCATCATTGTAGTAATCAACTCCATTAATATCTATACTATCGTAGCCGCCGTGCATTCCAAAAATACATTCATCTCCGTCATTGAAATATGGCGTATACTGCCTCCATGACACCTTTTGCGCATCTGGGTATTTATCAAATACGGGCTTAAGTATCGGAAAGAAGTCTTTCCTGATTTCTTCGATCAATGCTTTACGCTGATTGTCGATGTCTTGAATTTTTGCTTTGATGTTATCAATCGCTGTGTTCATATAATCCTCACCGGTTACGATCCGAAACGTTTAGTTATTATTTACCTGTACTTCCAAAACCACCAATGCCACGTTCACTATCTGGCAGCTGCTCTACCTCTACAAAAAGAGCCTGTTCGCACTTAGCGAAAACCATCTGAGCGATGCGGTCGCCGTTGCTGATGTGATACGATTGAACGGAATGGTTAGTCATTATAACCTTTATTTCTCCCCTGTAGTCACTGTCTATGGTGCCAGGCGAGTTAACAACCGTTATACCCATTACGGAAAGGCCGCTTCGGGGGCGTATCTGGGCTTCATATCCTTCTGGTATGGCGATATGTATGCCGGTGGGTATTACCTTCACGCATCCGTGGTGTATGTATGTGCCCTGCTTAGGTATATTAGCCGTAAGATCCACCGCTGCGGCTCCTGATGTCTGGTATGCGGGGAGGTGGTGTGCGGACTTGTTTATTATTTTTATTTCCATGTTATTTTGCTGATTAAGGAGTATTTTTTGTTACTGGTTTTTAATACGTTTAAAATCTCTACAATCCCCCATCCTGTCAAGATATTTACTAAATGCATATTTCGCACTACAGCTATCATTGAACAATGCTATATCGCCTCCCATTTCTTCATAAAAGCAGTATCCAAGATCATTAACACTTCTCATGATGCGAGTTCCTAGTTCCCCCCTGTATATAACTGCATATTTTCGCCTACATTCACTATATTCTACTTGCGTTTCTACAGGCATTTTAAAATCACATGAATATATGCACTCATTGTTTTCTACGGTATCAACCGATTTTGCGGGTTCAATATTTTGATTTGTTCTGCATCCGCTCACCGTCACGGCAAGCAGTAGTAATGTTAGTGTGTATTTCATAGTTCTATGGTTAACGTCTTTCCAAGCGCAAATAAAAGGTTCTGTAATTGGTGCAGGTATTGAGGCGACCTATATAAATCAACTGTTTTGATCCACATCTGCCATTTGTCGCCCCACCATGCTATGGTGTAATTGTTCAACTTAAAACATGGCATATTGCCTGCATTTTCTACTGTGGCACGGAATCCACACTTATCTAGTATCTCAGGCGATAACGGGATGGGATTATATTCATATAAATTTTCGGCTATAGATATAGGAGCAGTCCTTATTTTATTGTCTAATATGCCAACAACCTTATGGGGCACCCATTCCTTTTCGGGTATATTCCAATAAACATAATTCCCGATCATTAATTCGTTTGCGTTCATTTGTTCTGTTTTAATCGGCTTATCCGCCTGTTTAAATAAAATGCTGCTTTCTCAAGGTCTTGCAGCTCATTTTCTTTGCTCTTCTTACCGGCACGTAGGAAGTACTTCAATACATTCCCATCGCTGAAATTAAGCCCGTAATGCTCGATTATCTTGATTACCTCATATGGGTTATCAGCACCGCCGTAATGTGTGGGGTGGTTAACGTGGTCGGTAGTGGTGGATGCATATTCCACTGGCAGTAGTTCAAAATTATCAACAACAATATTTGCAGCTTTCCCTTGAGCTTCAATAAATGTGCCCCCTGCTACTGTTATATTGCATCCGTCCATATTGAAGGTGCATATAAACGTTTTTTTGTTTATTTCTTTTGTACGTATCTGTATCATATGATTTGATTTAGTGTTTAGTATTCTATGCTCCGGAAACTGGCACACACCCATATCAGTACCGCATGTACACCTTGCTGCTATGCTCATCTGCTTTATTATTTTTGGTTAATAATTTTGTTTACTTCATTTACTGCTCTCTGCTGTTCGTCTTCTATCATAGCCGCTGATGCCATGTACTCACATATATCGGCACAATCTGATATTCTTATTTCGCTATTCCAGTCCTTGCGACCATCATCGTACAGCATCCAGCGCTTAGCAAATATCAGCCGGTAAATGGCTTTTAGTTTTCTCATTTGCAGGTTTAGTTTTATTCGTGAAAGTAATCTTATCTGTGTCTTAGTTTACTTAGCTAATCCATTGTTGATAATCTTCCTCTGTCAGTTCAATAATGTTGGTAATAACAGGATTCCTTAGACCCAGTTCGTCAGCCTCTATTATTTCAATTATTCGTTTCCTACTTGGATAATCCTTTGTATGGCTGACTATCTGCATATTACCTGTAGCTTGTGCGCCTGAATTTACTAATGCCACATACATTACTATAAAGTATCTCATTGCTCACGGTTTAGGAACATGGTGAATAATTCGGATGATGTGTATTCATCGCCGGCATCTCCAATATAGCAGTATTCCTCGTTATCATTTATGTGATAGTTTTGCCTTATCCAATCTGCGAATTCTATCGCCAGTGATGCGCCTGCTTTGTAGTCCGCCATGCACAGATTGAATAGCTCTTTAGGTTCCCATTCGACAGTCCGTTTTATATTTACCTGTTGCTCTGCGTACTCCCGCGCCTTATCTTCTATTGTCATTGGGGGTGGTTTTTAGTTAGTAATGAAGTGAAGATTATGCTTTTCAAAATGCGCCGAATACCAACCAACTTCATTATTGAATTCAACTTCAAACCATTCTACATTTTGGTTGTCCGTTTCTGAACCAATAACATTGACGTAATCACCTTCTTTTATACTTACTGATTCGCCAACCCATACGGTCGTAAGGGGTACTTTAAGTATTATCGCTTGCTGTATTATTTCTTTTTGCATTTTTGTTGTTTGTTTAAGTGTTTGCGAATAACATTCATTGCGGCTTGATTGATTTTATTCTGGCAGATAGTGCATGTGTCATCGTAGAATGCTTTCTCTGCCTGTGATATGCGCAAGTTGCACCATCTGCACCTCACGGCGTGTAGATACTTGTAGAATCGTGTAGTCATTTCTCATCCAATTTACTAGTATAAAAAAATAACCACCCGTTTGCATCCCAGAAGGATTTGCATAGTTTGGCGGCGATGTAGGATTGCCAACTATCGGCTACATTTTCAAACCAAGTGCAACCATCTGCGTGATTAAGCCATAATATATTTCCGTGAATAGTATCATGAGAGTGTATAGCATGGTCAACCATTTGCGCCTTAGTTACGTCCCTGCACCTCACCACCTCGCACCCAACAGGCGTTATCCAAGTTCGGGCGGCTGAACGGGGCATATTGGCGGCGCTGCGGGTGGGTATCATTCGTTCGCTGCCGTCTTTGTTAAACACCTGCCATCCGTCAGCATCATACTCATTTATTGGCTCTGTATTTTCCGAAATAAGTTCAATTATTTGCTTATCAAATTGAGTATAACCATTTGGGTCAACATAATAATATTTTCTCCACGGCTCACGCAGATATATCTTTTGTCCGATTTGATAAGGAGACTTATATAGATTTGTCACTTCGTAAACATCTTGGTCAGTTCTGGGATATTTAAATCGGGCTACGAAGTCATATCCCTTCCATTGGGTAGACGGCACAATCTCCGTGGCTCTTGCGTCCATTCCGCCCTTCACTGGCACGACAAACGCAGTCTTACTCCCGTTCCTGAATGCTGCTGATTCTGCTGCTGTTACTATTAGGCTGTTCATGCTCTTTCTTTTAAAACGGTTAGTACAAATGTTATGGAAAATGAAAGTGCTGCATCATGATCTCCATGGTAAGCAAATTTCTCATACCCCATACCTTCTTCTGTTACTCTGGGATACCATTTAATAAAATCCGGGCATACCTCAACATGCACATGGAAACCCTTCTCCCGTAGCCATTGGGCCGCAAGGGCGAGTGTGGGGGCAGAATAGTATTCTTCATTTACGTTCCAGTTGCATTCATCACGCTCTTCATCAATAATGAGAGCTCCGGAACTATCTTCTGAGCAATCCCAGAAATATGAGTTAGTTTTCCAGTAAAACCCAAGTGATTTGAGTTTTGCCGCCTGCTCTGCGCTTACCTGCGCTAATTGTGTGTTCATATTATCTCATGGTCTTTTAAATGCTCAACAATATTCGGTACACGGTTACCTCGTGACTGATCAACACGACCCAGCTTATACGCCTGTTCGGCAGCTGATTTCATACGATCCTGTACTATGCGCAATATTTCTGCATGATGCACTTCTGGAATATCTAAGAATGCGCATTGCGATTTAACGATTTCGGTTTGTTCTGTGGTCATTGCCTACTGTATTGTTTCAAGCTGTTATCTTCAGGCTTGAACTGTGAGTAATATTCGATGAATGTCGGGCCATCATGTACGGATCTTGAGTATCTCGCCTGATCCCATATATCCTCTGCGAACTTCTCCTCATCTGGCAACAGGTCTGTGAGAATTTCTATGGCTGCATCTAATGCGTCATCATGCGTGTCTGAACGATCCATTCTGATGTCGTCCCATTTTTTAGCCTTTATCCGCTTAATGGCGATTTGTATGGGTGTTGTCATGTCTTTGTAGTTTATAATCATTAAAAATATTACCTGATTTTTTAAAGAATTCATGATTTCTACGTATTCCCAAGAAGTCTGCGCAAAGTTTTAGAGACATAAAGTCAATAGATTCATCGCCTTTGCAAATAGTGCATCTAAGCCGAATTTGATAAACGCATTCTATCTCTTGTTTTCTGTGTTTTAGGAGTTTTGTCATAAGAAAAATGGCAACTAACGCATAGTTCAATGAAATTCTCTATATTTCTTTCGTATAAATACCCATGACGTAGAGCCCAATGGTATCTTTTACTATTAGGTGTATGGCAAAAAGAGCATTTTTTAGCCTTTCCGTAATGGTATTTTATCCATTTATGAATAGCGGTACACTCAATCTTGCTTATTCCCTGTCTAGCGTGTGCGCTTTTCTTTTCTCCCGTTATCGGGTCTACAAGATTTTCTGGGTCTCTTATTGGGTCGTAGTCAACCTTGCTCATATCTCAACATTTAGCCCCTCAGTGGTTAACACATACACCCCATCTTTCAGCTCAACCAACTTGCGGGATATTAGCCCGTTGGCAGTGCCGGTGTGCTCAACCGTTCGGATACAATTACATAGCAACGTGTACGTATACGAAGGCGTACCCGTATACTTTAGCCTACCGTTCCACTTACGCATCTTGCGCAGCATGTCCTTCATGTTTTCGGTGGGGGGTGTCATGGGCGAATGTTTTTAGCAGCGTTAACCCATGCATTACTTTTTGTCTTACCTTCTGACAGCCGTATCTTATCTTGTCCGTAACTCGACCATACAAGATAATAAGCCTCTTGCATTCCTGATAAATATCGTTCTGCATACGCTCGTGGATATTTCTGTCTAACTTTCTGTTCTGATGTCATTTTTTTGTTTTTCAGGTTTAGGCGTGTGTGATATTAGCGCAGCCCTTAATGCTTTCGATTGCTTTTTTTCGTACTTCTGAATTGCCGATATTTCTTTTGCTGTCAATACCGACCTTACGCCCCTGAAAAACTCTGCAATTTTCCAGTATGGTACTTTTGTCTGTTCTGCAATAACCTTTCCTTTGAATATATCCATTTGTTTTACGTTGTTTTAGTACCAAAAATCTTCTATCAATAGTTCGCCACGGTAATAATAATCCATAACAGTATCTATAATGCTTTGTAATGTTGGGTAACTAGCTATTTGAATATTGCTGTCTGGATAGTAGATAGCCATAGATTCATCGAGCCGCCTACCCGCTATTTTTGAAACCTGCACAAACCATGTATCATTATCACCATCCTGATAAAAACTAAGCATATGAATAACACCGAAATAAGTTAAGTTATAACAGATGTTATTTTCATGTCCAACCGCCTTAGTTTTCTTTAGATCGATATGATTTACGTGGTGAGCCATGTTTTTGCTTTTGTTACACAAAGATACATAACTAATCCAAACAACAAAATAAAATCCGAAATAAATTTCTTAATTATTTTCTTAATAAAATTTGCTATTCTCATTTCTTTATGTACTTTTACACCACCGCAGGTAGCGGGGGAAATATAGAAAATGGATATCAGAATATACGAAAATCAAGGATTCCCTCACGAAGTAGCGCGTGCCAATTCATGGAGGCAATTTGCAGACCTATCAACTGATTCATGGGATGAGGTTTATATAATAGCCAACAATGTACACATCACCGAGGATATGTTAATCAAAGAGATATATAATCTGAGTATACCCGAAAATGAAAAGTCTGATATTGTAAATTCTATCCGGCTTGATACCATATCAGTTATTTAACACGCACACTTCATTGCCCACAATCAAAATAAATAATAAAACATGAGAAGCCAAAAAGAAATAGCAGCCAAAATGACCAAAGGCGCTCTATGGGCTTGCGGTAGCGGAAGAAGTTACAGGAGGCTCAAGATTAATGGTCGAAATGTACGAGAAAAGAGCAAAGTATATATCTGCATTACTCACAAAGGCTAAAATACAGTAAAATGATCGAAGATATGAGGCAGGATTTCATTAACGGAGAAATAGAAATGTCAGTGGATTTCAAGCCTAAACACAAGTTAATAGGCCGTAAACTTGCACTATTAAGCGCTATGGCAATAATAGGCGGCCATAGTAGTACCTCGCAATCAATACCGTTTCTTGATGGTACTTACATAGATGCCGATCCACTACCTAAAATACATTCACCAAAACGATTCGCCACTAACAGCGGTGAGTATAAAAAACGAAAGAAATGACACCAGAACAACTAATGATGCCGAGGGTGATAGTAACAAATTACTATCCTAACAGTAAATTTGAAATTGGTGATATACTTCAAAAGTCACCATTGAATTACTACTTCAAAGTAGGTGTGCTGACCAGTAAACACACTGTAGAAATGGTAGAAGAAGTCGATAAATCTACATCCATCTTCCTGCCCCTTACGTGGTCCGCAGATCGCAAGATTGAGGAATTGCCAGAATATATATCAACACTATGGACACATGGAGTGATTGTATACCATATTGAGCCTGCAAATTACTTAGATAAAAAATTCATGGAGTGGAAATTCGGCGGTAAAAGAATAAACGATTTTCTACCTGCAACCAAACAAGATTACGAAGCATACTTAAAAACTAAACAATGAGAACAATAAATATATCTTTAATGTGCTTACTGGTAATATACATTGCATTCTCATTTTGCCTATGGAATATTAATCCAAAAATGTGGGACACAGAAGTAAGAGTGTTTGCTGTAGCCATATCGGTGATTATCATTTTAATATGCCTTGCAATATTTATTGAAAAAGAAAATACTAAAAATACTAAACAATGAACACACTAACAAACGAACAGGAAGCGAAAGTATTCGGGATGTATGCGCCGTGCGAGGTAGAGCATACAGATTCCATGGGCGCTAAAGAAACTGCAAGGTTAATAGCCGTTGATTTCAGCAGTGGTGATTTGGTATGTACCGAGCCATCAGGCGGAATGTATGATTACAACATACAGAACTGCAAGATTATCGCTAAACCTCTTTCAGAAATCAGCGATGAAGATGCGGTGGAGATGGCTTACATACATTGGCCTGATATGCGTGGGAAAGATGTAAATGTCGAATGGCTTAAAATGACTCTCGGAACTATATGCAGGATGTCAGATATTACCGACTTTCTCCGCTCCAAATCATACGCACTCCCATACATGGGTATAGACTTATACGAAGCAGGAATAGCAATAAAACCAACTGATATATTATGACCCCACTAACACACCTGCTCACAGCAGCAGACGAACTCGACAAGATGGATACGGCCCTCAAATGCATGACGGACTGTCAAAAACAAATAGACCTCGCACCAATGCAGAAGGGGTACACGACCTACGAAATAGGCCAGGTACTGGCAGAATACAGAGATCTGTACGATAGCAGCATGGTTGACTACGAAGCGGCACGAAGAGCGCAGAATAAGGCTATGTTAGCCGCTGCAATGCTATCACGGCCTGACTATGTATACAATGAGCAAGACACAGCCATAACGCCCCGTAACTATGCCGTAAGCATGGTTGCAAGCGCAGGTGATGGTGCGATAATAATAGAACATCCGATTGATCACAGCGGCGGGGCGACCTGCTGATAAAAAGAAATCGATATGAGAACAAACGCAAGGATAATAGAAGATTTAGTAGAGAATAGACCAACACAAATTCATAAGTCGTCCACTACATTTACGGAAGATGATATAAAGATGCTCATGGAGGCGGCACAAAAAGAGGTGCTACTATGGTGTAAAATTAGGCATCTATTGATACCTGATATTACGCCGGATGCTGATGAATGGCTTTATCGTATGATTAACTCTAATCCTGATTTTCTGCCATGAGCCGCCGACACGCACGCCGCACCTATATGCTCACGGTGACATTCCTGCATAACCTACGGGATCGGAGAAACAGAGCAATATTTTTGAGCATTTTAAAAATAAAGAGATTATGAAACAAATAGAAATAGATAGCGCAAAAACTCAGGCAATAAATTTCAGATCCCAACAATGGGTGCAAAGTAAAGATATACCAGAGATAGTAATATTAACCACAGGTGGTGTGCATGGTGATAGTTTTTCTGGGATGGCGATGCCTTGCAAGATGTACCCAAAAGGCGTATTCTCTGAAAATTGGACTAAAGAAAAATACCGGCTCCTTACGGATGAAATACCATTTATAATATCAAATTCATAAACAAATGAGCAACACAACTCGCATTATCAAATTCCGAGGCATCACGGCAAAAGCACCGCATAGGTGGGTGTATGGTAGTCTATTAGTAACATTTACGGGAAATCAATTCATACTCGAAGGATCAGACGAAGATATTTATGATAGCTGCTACTCTCTATATGGTACATTTATGCGTACTGAATACCACCAAAAAGTCATTCCCGAAACTGTCGGGCAGTATACGGGGCTGAATGATATGAATGGGAAGGAGATATTCCAGCATGATAACCTAGCATTATGGCTGATGTTCTATAATACGAGAGATAAGTATTTTGGCAATGTGGTTTATGCGAAATCTGATTTTATTATAGAAAATATTATTGACGAAAAATATAAATCACCTAAAGGCGAATATCTTGAACACAGCAACATGTTACTTTCTGACAGCGAGATATACGAGCAGTTAAGCAGGGAATATAAATCCAACTATGGCGAGGTATTCACTTACTCTGATGATGCAAAGTATGCTGAAGTAATCGGCACCCAATTCGATCACCTCTTAACCCCAACAACATAATGGAGCCACAATCATTTCAATACATCGTAAGTCACATGCCGGTTACTGCATGGGTAGCATTGGGGTTGTTCGCAACTATCGCATTGGTTGCGAGAAGAATTGCGAAGGTTAAATAAATTGGCAAACATCAACTATATTTGCAAAATGGAGTACATAAGCGCAACAGAATATTCGAAATTGTCAGGATTTAGCAGGGCATACATACTTAAATGCCTGAAAGACAGAAAAAAAGAATCCCTTAGTGGTGTGAAACACGCTAAAAAAGTCGGTGCTACGTGGGTTATTTCATGCCATATAGGTGAAGTAATTCACAAGGATAGAAGATAATAACCAATATAGTAGCGGGTTTCAGGTGTTTATTAAAAAACAATCTGCTTTTTATTTGTTTGTTGACAAATATCAACTTAACTTTGACAGACCGTAATGAAGCGGTGATAAAAAACATAGGATTATGGGTAAAAATATTGAATTCTATAACGAGGAAGAAGCTAATAGCGCAATGCAGTTAGCGGTAGGCAGAATTTTAAAATTAGGTAGTAGGCCCACGCAAGATGGAGATATTTTAGACTACGAAAAAGCTAAAAATGTATTCATGACCGGAATTGAATTTTTAGGGTTATACATTAATCCTGCTGGCGAAATGAAAAAAAATGATTAACTCCCACCCGTGCGCCGTAACGCACATAAAAACTAAACATTATGACGCACGAAGAACACATGGAGGAGCTATATAAAGATAAAATAGCGATACTCGAACTGCTTGTTAAGTCACAAGACGCAGAAATCACCCGCCTCAAAGCACTGGCGATAAGTGAGCGAAGGAAATATTATTTCACGCCACAATCTGGATATCAGCCATCTACGGCAAAATGTAATCAACTACTCGCCGATTTCATCACCGAACACAAACTTTCTTAACTGATAAACTTACGAAAAACATGACCAGCGCAGAAGAAAAACAAATAACATACCTGAATCAGACGCTTAGCGCAATCAGGGAAGAAAACAAGGCATTTAAAGACACCGTAACAGCACTTGTTGCATCAATAAGCGAAAAAGTTGATGCAAAGCACCTGCCAATAACTATGGAGCAAAGTATTGTTTCAAAAGTTCAATCTGCTATAGATACGGCCATAAGCGAAACTTTAAAGGGGTACAACAGCCCGCTATTGCCGCTTATAAAATCTGTAGTGGAAAGCAGGAATTCGCAATTGCGTGAAATAATAACTTCAAGTTTTGACGAGGTTATAAATCTGCCTGACTTCAAAAAGTCTATTGTTTCAGCGTTTTCGCACAAGGTTGCAAAAACAATCATAAGTAACAATGACGGGTTATTCGACAAGGTTAGCAATGACCTAAAGCAAGATGCTATATTCAAGTCTAAGATGTCTATAGCAGTTGCAAATGTTGTAAACGAGTGCATTAATTCTTAACCCCCACAATCGGATAAACTTACGAAAATGAAAGAGATAATAGAAAGCCGGATTGCGCAATTAAAGAACTACAAGTACGTAAATGAAGGGAACAAAGATTTTTTAGACGCCGCTATACAGGAGCTCGAAATGTTGCTACAGCAAATCCCACCCACCACCACCCTAACCCAACTACACGCAGATCTAAAAGAAATCATGATCAGCGCAGGCTGCAACGACAAACTAACAATAGAGGCGAAAGTAAGAGACAGCGGAGATATGGAGTATTGGGCATCAATCAGGAGTGAATCATCAGAATTTAACTGCATGTGCGCATTTAATGTTGAATCTCTTGTTGCAAAAGTAAGGGCGCATTTCATTACAGGTAATACAATTATAACAGTATAAATTAACAAAAAAACAAACACAATGGAGCAAAAAACTCATTGGAAAAAACTGCAGAATCCCGACTACATTGGAGCATACTCGCTCATGGAAACAGGTGCACCACTTGATCTTACCGTACAAATCAAGTCGGTAAATGTAAGAGAAGTTAAGGGTGCAGACGGCAAAAAAGACATGTGTACAGTCGCTGATTTGGTAGGCCAAAAGCCTTTCATTATAAATGCTACCAACGCAAAAACCATAACAAAAATGTATGAAAGCCCGTTCATTGAGGACTGGATCGGCAAGCGGATAACCTTATTCGTAGCAAAGGTAAAGATAGCTGGGGAAACAGTAGACGCGCTTCGTGTACGTCCATCCAGACCGGCGTTGCCGGAGCTTACACCATCTCATGAAAAATGGGCCGGTGCGTTGGTTGCGGTTCAGGCAGGCAATACTACTGTAGAGGCTATACGCAAAAACTATACCATATCCGTTGACAATGAAAAATTACTAACCGCCAAACCCGACACTAATGCAACTACCTAAATTCAAGATACACGCCTCACAGATAGGCAAGATAATGGGGGGTGCGCTGAATAGGCCTACTGATAAGCAAATGCAGGAACTTGGTAGTTTGGAAGCTCAGAAGCTCGTAAAAGGGATAACTGAAAAGCAACAGGATACACTAACCGAACTTATAGCAAAGCGTGATGCACCACCTGCTTTGCAGGACGGGGCAAAAACGTTCTGCCGTGAATGGATAAAAGAGCAGGCGGCACTGTACAACAGGCGCAAAGGATTCAGCAACAGGTACACTATTAAAGGCAATGAATGCGAGCAGGCCGCAATCGACCTATCAGCCCGTATAATGGGTTACGGTATGGTAATTAAGAACATAGCATACCATGAAAATGAATGGATAATTGGGCAGTGCGATATGCTGCTCCCACACATAGTAGAAGATACTAAGTGCAGCTACGATCAAACGACATTCCCGCTGTTTGCTACAGAAATACCTGATAAGGATTATGTAATGCAGGTGAATGGATATGCCGATATGCTTGGGAAAGAATTAATGGCTGTTAATTACTGCCTGATGGATACGCCGGATATCATTGTCGATAAAACCGCTTATTATAGGGCTAAAGATTTAGGTATGGACGAAGTGCCTGCTGATCTTTGGGATGAGGTTAAGGAAGAAATGACATTCAGCAACCTGCCGGACTGGCTACGATTCAAACGCTTTGAATTCAAGCGGGATGATGTGCTTATAAAAGCAGTACACAAGCAAGTGGAACTATGCAGGGAGTACATAGGAACTCAGTTAGAATATCTCCAATCAATTCAGAAACTACCTTACTTCAACCGACCATGAGCCCCGAAACAATAGCAGACGAAAGGAGGCCAACTAAGCCACCCGCACCAGTACCCGACAGCTTCACCGAAATATTCGCAGCACAAGAGATAGCCAACATAAAACATAGCATGACACTTTACGCCATTGATCTCCATTACCCACCTAACCACGAATTGCGGATAACATGCCTAAGATCGAGATAATATGCAATCAGTGCGACAATATTCATTACAGATGGAAGTGCCTGGCTTATCGTTATGTCAACCAGTTCTGCAGCCGTAAATGCAGTGGAGAGCATCGCAGAGATACTACCAGTTTCACGCCGGAAGATATTGAGTACGTTCGGCTGAATTTCCTGAGCAAACCACTTGCAGATATAGCAGCCCACATAGGTAGTACCGCTGTATCACTGGAGCGGTACATAAGCAAGTGGAGAAAAGAAGGATATGATATTCCGAAAAAGACCACGCGCACACCGGTGCCGGTTAAGCCACGCAAGCAGCGCGCAAAGGTTAAAGTGCTCCCCCGCGCTGAAAAGAAACAATCAGCACTGCCCGTACATAAGCCTGAACCAGTATTAAAGACACCTAAACCGCTTACTGGCGGCAGATACGTAAGAATAGATTCACGCACTTTAATTTATCGTTATGACTGATCCAAAACTAATAGACTTTACCAAAGACCTACGCCGCCGGTTGTACCTGATGGAGATACTCGGATTTACTGACGATAGCCTGTTATATAACCCGATTACACCTGAATTCATGAAGCAGGCTATCCGTAACACCAAGAACAACTTCAAGCATCTTAAAGGCGAGCTTATGACCCGTGGCAGGTCTGATGCATGGGATACTATAAAGAGTGACCTTAACAAAGACCTGATGCATGATATAGCTGTACATATTGACACCATAGCTGATGTCAAAAACATTGCTGAGATAACCGATATTGTTGAAAGGTTGAAGGTTGAGTATAGGGAGAAACACGGCATCGCATGATACAAATAGGACAAACATACACGCTCAGTACAGCCGCTATATCAGGCCGCCGTATACAATACGCACCAGCGGGCGTACAGGTAAGAGTAATCAGCATTAGTGCACCCGCAGTGGTGGTCGAATGGAAGGGGGAAAGATTTCCGGTATTAATAACAGATTTAAAGCAGTAATATGAATAAGAAATATAACGTTATTTACGCAGACCCGCCTTGGACATACGATAATACATCCGTTAAGTCTGAAGAATCAGGTAAAGAGATATCAATTGATGGCAGGTATGACTTAATGACTATGCAAAAACTTTTTGAAATGCCTATTAAGGAAATTACAGAAAAGGACTGCGTGTTGTTTATGTGGGCAACTAATCCGTTATTGCCTGAAGCATTAGAGCTAATGAAAAAATGGGGCTTTAAATATAAGACTATGCTCACATGGAAGAAAACAAGCTGTTCTGGTTACTGGTTTATGGGGATAACAGAGCATATACTTTTCGGAGTAAAAGGAAATGTAAAGGCTTTTAGGTCAGGATTATTGAATTACCACGAATGTAAAAGTGGGCAGCACTCACAAAAGCCTCATTACTTTAGGGAATTGATATCCAAGGCGGTTAAAGACAGCATACCAGAGGCTAAAAAACTGGAATTATTTGCACGTTCACGGGAAGGAATGTTCCCTGACTATGAGTACGAAGGCTGGGACGTATACGGTAATCAAGTCAACAACTCAATAGTACTACCATAACCACACACCCTTTTCTAATTCACAGCAACACAACAGTTAAAAGTATGAATCAAAGCTACACAGGAAAACTTGAATGGCAGAGGCGTTACGCCGAAGCGCACTATAAGCACTACCAAGACACATTACCTGGCATTATCGCCGATGGTCATTACTGCCTTCCGAAATACCCTGATATTAAGACCACCAACGGGATCACTAAGTTTATTATCGACTATACCGCATGGCATGGGGCATTATCAGAGCGGATCGGCGTAGAGGGTAGAACTATTAAGCAAAAGGATATAAAGACTGCGAATGGTGGTGTAATAGTGGGTAAGTCGGTGCGGATCAAGAGCAGTGGTAAGAAAGGTAGTGCCGACACGAGCGTCACCTTCAGGGGCTACAGTATAAAGATAGAAATAAAAAATATGTTAACTAAAGACCGTATGCGCCAGCCACAAGAGGAGTACAAACAAAAGGCACAGCAGGCAGGAGCATTACACTTTATCGCCCATGATGTTGAATCCTTTATAGCATGGTGGGATAAGGTACTTACTTTGCCGGCAGTAGGCATACCGCAAGGACTGTTTTATTAACGGTTAAATAACTATATTTAGTTGTAAATCACATAATTAAGTTGTAATTTAGCAGTGCTTATGATGAATACAAAATTAACTGCATTTTACACCTCATTTAATTATACGTCTTTTATCGTAGTGGGATATTCACACCTTAGAGTGTATTTATCATAAGCACCACTACGATAAAAGACTATTTTTATTTTGTATGAAAAGAAGTTCGCTGAGCCTTAAATTAAGGTTTGAGGTATTTAAACGTGATAACTTTACTTGCCAATATTGTGGTAATTCTATCCCAAAGGTAGTTTTAGAGGTTGACCACATTCACCCAGTAAGCAAAGGGGGTAAAAACAATTCTGACAACCTTATAACATCATGTTTTGATTGCAATAGAGGCAAATCAAACAATGAACTTACTGAAATAATACCTTCATTATCCGAAAAAACATCTATAATAAAGGAAAAAGAGTTACAATATAAGCACTTTATTAAAGCGCAGCAGGAGGTTGAAGCAAGAATTGCCGAAGAAATAAATAATATTGATAATACTTTTACCAAATACTTTGCAGGATATCAGCTAAATGAATTATTTAAAAATAGCTCACTTAAAAACTTTATATCAAAAATTGGGTACATACAAGTTAAAGAAAATTTATTGGAGGCAATTAGCCGAACTAATGAAAGTGAACACGCTATAAAGTATTTCTGTGCTATCTGTTGGAGACAAATTAAATCATAATAATACCTATAACCATAATGGCAGATAACAATTTTGATGATAATAAAAACATGGGGTTTATTAGAATATTCCGTTCTATTAAAAATCACTGGTTATGGCAAGATGAGAAAAAATTGAAGTGGTGGTTTGATATACTTATATCTGCAAATTATTCAAGTCAAAAGGTTTTAATAAAGGGTTCTCTCATTGAGTGTGGCCGCGGTCAGTCTATTAAGAGTTTAGAAACTTGGGCGAAAGACTGGTTAACAACTAAAAAAACCGTCCAAACTTTTTTTAAATTGCTATCATCAGATCGCATGATTTTAATTGAAAACCTAAAAGTTACTACACGGATAACTGTCTGTAACTACGATAGTTATAACAATATGGTAAACGCTACTTACACCGCAGAGGAAACGGAGAGTAAACGCAGCCTACCCCCAAACAATAAGGGTAATAAGGATAAGAAGGTATATATTTTGCCTGACGGCGAACAAAAAAATTCTGAATTTCTTTCTTTTTGCTCATGGATAGAAAGGAACGCTCCATCACTTGGGCAAATGGAAAAACCAATAACACAAAAACAATACGAGGATTTAAAACACACATATACATTTACTCAAATAACTGATATGTGCCTTAAAATGGACAATAACAAGGCACTGACCAAAAAATACAAATCAGCTCATTTTACCCTAACCAACTGGATAAAAAACTATGGCACTAAATAAACCAAAGCCCGCAATAAGCACCCTGTTATTGGGCAAAGTTCCACCGCAAGCAATAGAACTTGAAGCGGCAGTATTAGCTGCCTGTATGTTGGAGCGTGAAACATTCGATACGGTTATGCCCATCATACATAGTCCTGAATGCTTTTATATAGAGGCACACCAAAAGGTATATGAGGCCATGTTGTCTCTGAATAACAAGCATACCCCTATAGACCTGCTAACAATATCCGAGGAATTACGGAAATTGAATACCATTGAAATAGTCGGCGGGCCGTATGAATTAACCCAGTTAAGCAGATCAGTAACAAGCACCGCACACGTTGAAGCACATGCAAGGATAGTGATCGAGAAATTCAATGCAAGGGAGCTTATCAGGATTTGTGGCAATGCCATATCTCAGGCTTACGATGAGAGCATAGACATTTTCGACCTTACCGAAGATACTGAACGCAGCGTAAGGAGCATAAGCGAAGGGTTATCGAGTGAAAGTTCAACACCAGTGGGTGAAACATACGAAGATATACTCATGGAAATTGAGGAAAGAAAGATTAACCCAACCCCTATAGCTGGGATAGATACCGGGTACGCCGAAATAAACGAGGTAACAAATGGTTGGCAAAAATCAGAACTGATAATTTTAGCCGCAAGACCATCGCAGGGTAAAACGGCTTTTGCGCTTAATCTTGCCATGAATGCGGCGTTATCTACCACCAGCCCTTGCAATGTATTGGTGTTTTCGTTAGAGGCCAGTAAATCGGCATTGGTTAAAAGGTTGGCTGCAGCTAAAAACGAGGTCGCATTGACTGATATTCGCAAAGGCATACTTACCGACTATCAGGAAAGCAAAATGATGCAGGGGCTACCTGTATTCCGAAATATGAAATTCAGGATAGATGATAAGTCTCAAAACCTAATGAAGATAATAGGTGCTATCCGAAGGGAGAAAAAGAAACGACCAGACTTGCAGCTAATCATAATCGACTATTTACAGCTGATACGTGGCATAAAGGATAAAAATAGCAACAGGGAGCAGGAAGTAGCCAATATTACCCGTGAACTAAAACTATTGGCTACTGAATTGGAGATTGCCATTATCGCACTATCGCAGCTTAACCGAGAAACTATGAAGCAGGCAGGCGGTAAACCTGGACTTCATAACCTTCGTGAATCAGGGGCAATAGAGCAGGATGCAAATATTGTGATGTTTATTTGGCATGAGGAAATTGGTACAGACCCGCAGGGAAATGAAGAAATTAAAACATGGATATTGATTGAAAAAAACAGAGATGGTAAATGTGGGCCAGTGGAACTATACTTTGCAAAAGATATTCAGGCATGGGTAAGCATGAGTAAGCGTGAAGATCAGCAAGCGTTCGCACCTAAGCCCAATGCGGGATTTCAACAGGCAATGCCAGACATTAAAAATTTCAATTGGGACGACTAAACCCCTTTAACTCACACCTGAACTAAAAAAGAGAAAATGAAATCTCGAACGCAAGTAATTATATCAATATTTATATTTTCAATCTGCCTGATATTATGGGGACTTATGTTTGCGTATCTATTGCATAGCTCGTGTAGAAGCTGGCCTATGTTCTTAGGGACCGGATTAATACTCGTATTAAATCTTATACACTCAATAAGGCAAATAACAACCACATGAGCCGCAATACCACACACCACACCAAATCGCCAAAGGAACACGGCAAGGAATCGCAGGAAACGGTATTGCAGCACGGCGGCCTTTGCAAAGAATACGTATCTGAACTAAAAGAAGATTTGTATTATGACCTTTTGGATAAGTATGTACAGCTACAGGCAGATATGAGAAAGCAAAGCAGCCTTCATAAAAAGTTGTACGTTAAATTCATGTCTTTACGTGCTATTACGGATGAAGAATATTTAAAACAATTCGGTTTCCATAATGATTTTCTCAAAATGGTTATTAGTACAGTGTATAAGCACGGAGGCGATTTTAGTGCCTGCGCTAAAGAGTTTGAAAAAATGAAAATTAAAACCACCGCACCATGACCGAAAAAAAAATCAACCCCGATATATTTAAACCACGCAAGAAAGGATCAGGCGGAAAGCGTGAAGGCGCAGGTAGACCCAAAACAACCGCCTACGCTCAGCGAATATGGGTAACACCTGAAGAAAAAGGAATTATATTAAATCTAAGAAATAATGTACAGGTAATCAAAAAGTAGTTTACCTTTACACCATGATAAGCACATTCACTTACAGCGCTGAGTATATAAAAAACAAAATATCAGAAATAAATGGTAAAAATCCTGATTTTTCTTTTGCTTCATATTCGGACACAAATGGACTTTCAATATATTTCATTGACGAAACGGGGACAAAGCATAGGTATTCAGACCATCCATGCAGCGATAAGAAAGGCTATATTAATCACTCGCTGGTCACAAAAAAGGCGGAAAAACAAGTTAAAGTTAAAATAACATACAAAACAATATTCTTTACTACGCCAGAAGGAAAAAAGACAGCTTTTACTTTCGAGTGTATAAACTAATAAACCATGACAAATGGTACATGGCACTATTGCTCAAGCCCGTATTTATGGAAGCCACCGCCCGCAATTTGATAATCCGGATTATTTGCGTAATTTTGGGGCATGGCTGCACCGGTACAAAATCAGTTTTGGAAACAAAGAAGTAAACATGGCCGTGATGTTCTTTTCGCTACTGCTGATTTACTTTGGGATTCAGCCTGTGAATATTTTCAATACTGCGATGATAACCCAATACTAACTGTTGAGTTTAACGGAAAGGATGCAGTAGAGTGCATTGTACCTAAAATGAGAGCTTACACACTATCAGGATTATGTTTATATCTTGATTGCGGTACTAATTATTTTAGGCAATTCAAAGAATCAGAATTAGGCAAGACTAAAGATTTTTCGTTTATCATATCACGTATAGAGGAAACTTGTTATACTCAAAAGTTCGAAGGGGCTGCTGCTGGTGTGCTAAATGCTAACATAATTTCAAGAGATCTTGGGCTTGCTGACAAGCAAATAAATGAAAATACGCACACTGTAAGTGATGATATGCTCAGGAGTATTGCAGATAAACTTAATGCTTGATTAACCCAGTACTTGCATCTAAATTCATGTCCCGCCTGACGCAATCAGAGCGGGATATTTTATTATCTACTGGTGGGATAGTGCCGGTTAATGATATATACATGCCTTATTGGGGACAATATCAACGTCATAAAATATTCTATGGTGGTCGTGGTAGCGGTAAGTCTAAATATATTGCTCAGGATCTGGTGAATAAATGCGCCAACCATACATACTTTAAGTACCAATATTCCCGAAAGCACCAGGTAGACATAAAAGAGAGCCAATATGAGCTACTGAAGCAGACAATCAGCGAGTATAAGCTATGGCGTGACTTCACATTCAATGCATCTACGCTACGAATTACCCACAGATCTGGAAATTGTTTCATAGCGAAAGGAATGGATGACCCGGAAAAATCAAAGGGAACAGTAGATCTTAATGGTTTTTGGGGGGAGGAAATAACCGAGTTTGACCAAGAAGATATTGTGGGTATTAATCAGAACCTACGTACACTTAAAGGGCCAATAGAGGCCGTTTATAGCTTCAATCCTATCCATGAGGAACATTGGGTGCGACATTATTTTTTCTCTCAACAGGATGCGCATAAACTGAAAGAGGATTTCGTTAACAGTGTAGCAATACGCAGCACATTGTACCATAATCACTTCATAAATCAGGAACAATATGCCAATGAATTGATAATCGGTGCAAGCGGCAATCAGAATATCATAAAAGTGGTCTTAGAGGGCGATTGGGGTATAACAGAGAACGGCAACCCGTGGCTTCATGCATTCCGTGATATTGGTCTTAAAAATAGTCATATTGCATCGGTGCCATTCATGCAATCATACCCGGTTTACCTCACATTCGACATTAACGCAGATCCGCTAAGCTGTACGGCATGGCAGATGACAGAGCGCAAGGGCGGCATCGGTTGTTTCCTTCATTGCATAAATGAGTTTGGTGGTCATATCAAGGTTGAGGACATATGTCAGCATATACGTGCGGCATACCCATCAAGCATATTTTACATCACCGGTGATAGATCAGGGCAGAATCAGGACGTAGGGCGTAACCAGACGATATACCAGATTATACAATCTCTTCTAAACCTGAGCGATAAGCAACTACTGCTAGAAACGCATAACCTTGAGCACGCAGACAGCCGGTTGCTGTGTAATGCCATGTTTACACACTATCCTATACTGATAGACCCCAAGTGTAAGAACCTGATTAACGACTGCCGCAAAGCTACGGTAGACCCAGATAGCGTGAAAGGCTCACAACTACTCAAAGACCGTGGCAACTACAAAATGGATTACTTCGATGGCATGCGTTACCTGATGCAGCGCATGTTCAATAAGTACATAAAAGATCAATATCTTGCCGTTCTTAATAAAAATAAGTAATATTGCTTATGACTTACAAAGACAATCCGGATTTTGTCGCTGTATATACACACGAGCCAACCGGTACTATATTTTACTCACCAACAGAGATTTACGGGTATCACAAGAGCCGGGAAATGGCCATGCAGGAGCAAGACACCTACAGCCGGTGCGGCATTTCTAAAGAAGTTCTACAGTCTTTCACTGATACCCTGCTGTCACACGCGAATAAGCAGCTGAATTCAGATACACTACGCACAGATATAGGCGTAATAGCCAATAACATAAAGTACCGAATGACTACCATAGTGGACCAGCAGTGCGCTATACGCATGGGCGCATTGGCATGTATGGTTGAAGGGGAACCGCATGACCGTGTTGTTGATGCGTGGACGCAGAAGAAAGTAAGAATGGCTAATGAACACCCTGATATTTATGATTTTTTTTTGCACTTGGGTATCGCATTTACACCGGAATATGCAGCAGCCTTGCGTGGTTTAACGGCAAGGGAATATTTTCAACAGAGGGATCAGATACTAAGTGGTCTGACTGCAATATCCACCCTCAAACAATCGCCAACGACATAAGAGACGGCGTGCTGCAATCTGCACTTGCACGGAGCGAGGGCAACCAAAGGGATGCGGATTATCTTATTGACTGTGAATATTTCGAGTACTACCACAGATGCTACCAATACAAAAAGTACACTGATACAGTTAAAGAACAAATGAAAACCAATACAACTGCCTAACCATGATAAAAACAATTGAACACAACGGGAATTTATATCCCGCATTCCAGGCAGAAGGATTTGCCGCTAAGTTTGCTATCCCTTTTGCGCAGCAGGTATGTAAGGGTGTAGGTTATGATGTAGGGTGTAACCGTAAAGAATGGGCATTCCCGGGGGCATTGTGTATTGATCCTGCTATTAATCCTGAATACGATGCCTATAATTTACCCCATGGGGTAGCTGATTACATATTCAGTTCGCACTGTGCGGAACATTTGCAGGATTGGGTGTCAGTTTTAGACTATTGGCAGACCAAAATAAAGACAGGTGGTGTACTATTTCTATACCTACCCGACTACTCACAAACATACTGGCGGCCACAACATAACCGGAAGCATATACACAGTTTCACGCCTGAGATAATCAGAAACTACCTGAAAGATCGTGGATGGCTGAATATATTCGTAAGCGGTGTTGACCTGAATAACAGTTTCATGGCGATGGCTCAAAACGGTGATATATGAAAACAGCCTTAGTAATACCCATGTTCAATAGGCCAAAGTACGTGGCACAATGCTTTGCATCACTCGAAAATGCTAACATACCCGATAATGTCCTGATAGTATTGGTTGACGATGGCAGCACCGAACAGATGCCGTTTTTGTCATTGCCTCATAAGTATATTAAGCAGACAAATACAGGCGTTAAGGGGGCATTGCTTGCTGGGTTAGAGTATGCCATCAAGCAGGGGTGCGGTATGTTTATTAATCTTGATAGTGATGCTATAGTAAAGCCTGATTTCATAGAGGAATTACTAAAGGTGCGAAAAGAATCAGGAGAAACATATATTGTTTCAGGATTTAATAATCCCAAAGAGCCAGTAACCGATCATTACGAAAGTTATTGCATTAAGGCGCGCGCCAATGGTATTAATATGCTTTTTGACAAAAAGATATACACTGCATTTATTAAACCTGCACTTAAAGAAGCAGCAGGTAATTGGGACTTTTCGGCATCTACAAAGTGTTGTGGGGTAGCCATTACAATCCCATCAGTGGTACAGCACATAGGATTGCAATCCAGCATGGGGCATACAGGTGCAGACGTAGCCCAAGACTTCAAGCAGTTGTCATTGCCTAACGTCACCCTATTCGGTATAGATAGCCATGATGTAATGGGCATAGAACGAGCCGCAACCATAAGCCAGCGTGATATAGATTTTGGCGGCGTGAAGATCATTACTGAAGATCTATTTACTAAAGGCGGCAATAACGAGGTAAGGCGCAATGATTACAGCCGTTTCATGCTTAAAGAACTAACTAAGCAGTTTGATACCAGCCATGTGCTAACAATACATGCTGATGGGTATATAGTGAACTTTAACGCATGGGATAACGATTGGCTACAGTACGACTACATAGGTGCTACATGGATTTATAAAGATGGCATGAATGTAGGTAATGGTGGCTTCAGCTTGCGAAGTAAAAAGCTATGCGATATACTAGCTGATAATCCATTAGAACACATGCACCCTGAGGATCACTGTATATGCCGGATATACCGCAAGAGCTTAGAAAATGATTTCGGTATTAAATTCGCTCCTGCCGAGGTGGCCGATAAGTTCAGCATAGAGGCTTACGGTTCTAATGCTATCCGCGGAGCCAATATGTACTCCGGGCAATTCGGATTTCATAGCAGGCATGTTGATTTCTCTCATAGTGGCATACCTGCTGAAATGTTACTACCCGCCACATATCCGGTAAGCTCAAAATTGAGCGCACTAAATAAGAAAAATACTGTACATTTGACACGTTAATCTATTTTCCGGTGGAGGAACACGAATAAAAAATGCCCGCAATAATATGCGGGCATTTTCGTATCTTTGAATTGCTAAAAACAAAAGATATGAACGAAGTTACGGAAATATTCCTACCCATTAAAGGCTACGAAGGTATTTATGAAATATCAAACCTCGGAAGAGTAAAATCTTTAGACAGACCTGTAAATACTGTATTAGGCAAGAAAAAGGTAAGCGCCACTAGAATAATCAAGGGACAAATAAAAAAACAATTTATAGACATCGGTGGATATAAGGTTGTGAGTTTATCTGTAAAATGCAAAACTGTAAGCCGAAAAGTACATTGTTTAGTTGCTCAGTCTTTTATACCTAATCCTAACCACATTGATTGTAATAAGCAGAACAACCATGTTACTAATTTAGAATGGTGTACAGCTTCTGAAAACATGAGGCATGCATATTCTAATAATTTGGTTAGAATAAGTAAGGGTGAAAACAGGCATAATTCAAGATTTACTAATGAGCAAGCTAAAGCTATATATAGTAGTCCATTGTCAGCAGAAGCATTATCTTTAGAATACAACGTTCACATAAGAACCATATATTCCATAAAACAAGGAGTAAATTATTCATCAATAACAAAAGGATTATAAAATGACAATAATACCAAACCAGCCATTTGGCCACGGCGATATTCATTTTACAATAACACTTGCAAAAATAATAGCAGACGGCAGACCTATTTTATGGCCTATATTCCCACAATTTGTAGAGGGATTTAATAGGGCTTTCCCAGATATTACATTCGTTGATTGGAGAACATTACAGATAGACTACAACAATACAAATCAATATGAATGTATAGTAGAAAACGTAGGTGTTTGCACTATTTTGCCTTTCAGGTTTGCAGGTGATTTGTTAAAGTTGCCTTATAGATATGTGATGAAGGCAAAGTACCTACTTTATGGCTTAGACTGGCAGATATGGAAAGAGCAGGCGATGTGGGTAAGGGATACTAGCAAAGAGTACGACATTGCATTTGATAATTATATAGGCTCAAAAAATCCTAATATTCTCATTAATAATACCTTTGGTAGCGAAGGAAATTTAAGGATTAATATCCCAATAAAAGGAGTTGAAATGAAAATAACTAATGGGATCAGCCTGTTTGATTATTCCAAATTGATCGAAGATGCCACCGAAATACACACCGTATCCACCTCAATTATTTACCTGCTTGAAATGCTCGATCTTACAGCAAAGGAGATCCACCTGTACCCAAGAGTTCCTATAGAAACTGATTTTAAAAACATTGATTATTTGCTTCAAAAGCATAAATATATACCGCATGCATAGCCATTTACTAATAGTACCATATAGGCCGGTTACCTTCGTTCCGCATATTCAAAATGAAGATGCTCCAACTACCAATAACGATTCATGCTATGCTGTTCAATATAATGGGTCATATAGAGACACTACTTTTTTGGCAACCGGCAAACCATTTGTATTTTTAGCCTTATTGATAGCATTAGTGTTTATTTCTATCTATGTTTATACAACAATAAAAGAATCCTATGCATAAGGTAAGTGTAATAATACCATCAACATTAGATAGATATGGAATGAATATGCGAATAGCCGATATTTATGACAATCAAGACTATAAAAACAAACAGATAATATTGTTTACAGGGGATGGTAGCATAGGCGCAAAGCGTAACGGCTTATGTAATCTGGCTACTGGTGATATCATCCTGCACATGGATTCAGACGATCTGTACCAGCCAGATTGGATAACCCGAAGTGTTGAAGCGCTCATATCATCAGACGCAAACATTACCGGCCTATCATCATGCTATTTCCATGATACAACCCGTAATAACGTGCATGAATACATCGCACCACAGGGGCAACTGTACTTGGTTGGTGCAACATTATGCTACTGGCGTAGACAATGGGAGAAAAAGCCGTTTAAAGACATACAGATGGGGGAAGACACGGACTTTATTACCAATTCAGGCAGATTATATGCCCATGATTACAAGTCGGGATTTATGGCTACAATACACGGGAATAACACATGCAGCCATTTGGCACTACCGGCAATGAAAAGGCTGCACCAATATGATGCAGCCCAAATAATTAATTCGTTTTACGCTTCGCCTACAGTCTGAATAAATGGGTTCTCATCATTTATGCGCTGCCTGTTCTCCGCCATAGCGGTAGACTGTGCACCCATCATTTTTTGTAGTTCGTCTTTAAATGCTATGTATTCTGCCATATCATGCATACCCATTTCTTTTGCTGGCGCAATACCCATTATCTGTAGTGTCATTTCTATCTGAGAATATGTGTACTGTTCAGCCTCGGCAATAGCCTTGTATGTTTCATAAGGTATCCTTAGCATGAAGTCGCTGAAGATCATCATAGCCTTACGGGTTTTATTCACAATGTCCGTTACCATAGGCCCGTCATAGATTGTTTCATCGGCCCATTTCTGTATCAACTTCAATACTTCATTCTCATGATCATTCTTCATCTGCTGCATTATCTGCGCTGATGTTACGATTGTCCTTGTCTTGGGTGGTTGTTTTTTCATTTTTGGTTAGTTTTTACGTACATATTGATAAACATTCTTAATGTATGTGTTGTAGTAGCTGCCGGATGATGCAGCGCGCTTTAATTCCTGCCACATGCGGGATGGTATCTGCCGATATTCATATTCGGTATGGTTGCGCAGGAATACTTTTAGTGTGCCTTTCTCCCCCTTTTTATCAGGCTCGTATGTCACATGAGTGAACATACTACTGGTATTGGTATAGAACGTTTCAAGTTTTCCGGCCTGCATACGGCAAATATAGTTAATTTTGTTTTTATGGCATCAGAGGTATACGAAATAATACAGAAACTATCGCTTGAAGTTACAGGTAATGACAGCCTTAAGGTTCAGATTGACGCACTAAAAAAGCAAAGCGAAGCAATTGACGAACTGTCAAAGAAACGTGACCTGTTAAATAAGAACATACCTAAAGACCCTATACCAGAACGAGCCGAACGGGCAAAAAAGGCTGTAGTAGAGTTGACGGCCAAAATAGATGCACAGACAGCGGCGTTAACTAAGCAGGTGCAACAGCAGCAGATAGTACAAAGATCGGCACAGCAGGAGTTAGGGTTGATACAGAAGCTGACAGATAAAATAACAGATTTACAGCATGCCAGGGAGCGGCAAACAGATGCGGCGGGCGTAAGGCAAACCACATCAGAAATAGGTAAGCTACGCAGGGAATTGGCAGATCTGACAACTGAAGCTAAAGCTGCGCAGTCTGGTGGGTTATTAAGTTCGCTATTCGGCATAGGCAGTGGGTCGGGTGCTGGGAAACAGGTGTTACAGGGCTTGCTTGGAGGGCTTGGTATAGGTGTTGGGTTTAGTATAATTCCGGCACTTACAAGCTCACTGATTGAATTTGCATCCGCCGAACTTGATACTATCGGTAATAGCAAAAAACTTATAGATGCTAACAGGGCATTGGAATCAAGCTTCGATTCACTTGGCGGTGAACTGCAAAAACTTTTAGAACTGCAAAAAACAATATCGGTATTAGGGCAGGATTTTGCAGGTAGGCAAGGTCTTGAAAAATTTCTTTATGATCAAAGTACAGATGGACTTAAAAGGCAAGCAGATGCAGTAAAGGCATTAGGGGTTGTTAACGGGGAAGTGTATAACGCTGAACAAAATCAGCTTGAGGCGGCACAAAAATTAAGGCGTGATGAACTTGCGAATATAAATGAGAAACAGCAAGGGTTAGAGCGAATCCTGTCAATACTTGGACCTATACAAAAAGCATCATTACAGGCCGGGGATTTATTTACTGACATATCTAATGTATTCTCTTCTGATGCGCCTAACGGAAGTAATAGGGCTGAACGAGACGCCGTAATAGAAAGATTGAGAAAATCCGGATTGCCATTCGATATACAGCAGGAATTAGTAGCATCAGCAAAAACAGCGCAGGAAAGCGGAGCTAATATATATGATGCACTGCTAAATGTTGTAAAGAAATATGAAAATGAGGTAATTAAGACAAAGCAAACAGGACTTGATAAGCAGGCGGAAATAGACAATGCAAATGTACAAAGACAAAGCAAGATAGCTGAAGAGTTATTTGAGCTTAATAAATCCTTACAGGAGCGAATTACCGCTAATATCCTGTCTGCTAAGCAGCAGCAAACAGCAATACAATCTAAGTACGAGGATAATGTAACTGCACTGATCAATCTTAATGAGGCTGAGCGATTGGCAGCCCGTAAAAGGATAGAAAAGGAAAGGCAGGACGCAATATTAAAAGACGGCGAATTAGGAGTAGAGGCTAATAATAAATTCAATCAATTAAAGTTACAATCTGACAGAGAATACTATCGCAAACAAGGAGAAATATTAGACGCTGCGAATACCAGGCGCATACAAGCGGAGAAAACAGCCCGTGATATTATTGTACAATCACAGGTATCTACAACCGGAAGTATAGTATCTACCAGCGCAGACGATGGAATACCTAATATAGTAGCCATTCAGGCCAACAGGAATGCTATTAAACGTCAACAGGATATAGCACTTGCTGAGCAGCGAAATGCCGCTGTAGATGCAGCAAGGAAAGAAGGTGTCGATGTACAAAATATAGAATTGCAATTTGATCAGGCGAGAGCAGCATTAAGAGATAGGCAGCGCAGGGATGATATAAATGCAGAGCTAAAATATTACAGCGACCTTGCGAGCATAGCAAGAGAGAGGAGCGAGCAGATATTAGCTGATTTCCTTGCTCAGGGGACACGTAGGGATAAAGCAGCGCAAGATTTCCTTAATGGGGATATTAGCGGTAGTAGGTTCCGAAATAATGCACGGCGTAATTTCTTAGATGCGCTGGATATCAATAATGTACAGTCAGGAGCTATTGACGGGCAGATACAACAAGCGCAGGATGCATTGAGTAGCATATCCGGTAAGCCAGGAGCATCACAGGCGGATATAGATAGAGCAAAGAAATCACTGGATGATCTGATTATTAAGAAAAACCAGCTTACCAATACTAAAGCAGAGTTGATAAGCAGCGAGAATATCCGGCAGCTAAATCAGGCATTGGATCTATATAACCAGCTGGCACAGTCTGCTGTACAGGCATATAATACCATTGCTGACGCTCGAAATAAAGACTTAGACAGGGAAATATCAGTAAGGGAACAAAGGGTAAGCGTGGCACTTAAACTGGCAGAGCGAGGCAATACTGAGGTTTTGGGGCTGGAACAAAAAAGGCTTAAAGAGTTGCAGGCAGAAAGGCGGAAAGATGCACTACAGCAACAGGCTATTAATAGCGCATTAGCAATAAGTTATGCCGCCGTGGCGTTCGCAAAGGCATTGGCAAACCCAGTAAGTGCCCTCGCCACCATAGCAGCAGGGGTTGCATTAGGTGCCACTATTTTTGGTGCCGTAAAGAGCTTTGAAGCCAGTAGTAAAACAGGGTTTTTTGATGGGGGTTATACGGGCGATAAAGGAACAAAAGAAGTAGCGGGTGTAGTACACGGCAGGGAGTTCGTAAGTACGGCTGAAACAACTGCCAAATACAGGCCAATACTTGAAGCTATGCACGATGGTACATTCCCAACAATGATGCCGGTATCTTATGCGAGGCCGGGCAACTATGCTACAAAGCAAGAGTTCGCCTCGCTCGAAAGTGCAATATATTCTGTAGCGGATGAGGTCAGGAATAAAGAAACTAAAAACATACAGGTTATGGATCAAAAAGGGTTATATCAGGCATCAGTGCAATATTCACAAAGGGAAAGAAATAAATATAGAAATTAATCAGTAGTTTTGGCAACTATATACGACTTGATAAGTTAAAACAGGCAATATGAAAATAGGCGATGTAGTTTCAACGAAAGAACACGGCCCCTTAATGACCATACATGGTATTTTAGGAGACATGGCAATATGTAGACGCTTCGATGATAAAGACGAACTTATCACCGAAGAGCATGACATTAATATCCTTGCGGTTGTTATATATTAGTATAATTTAAAGTGTGTATAGGCATTTATATAAATGTAAATAATAAAAATAATTTCAAATCATGGATTAAGATAAAATATTTTGGGATTATCTAATAAACTGTTGCCCAACAGAGCCAGTAGAAAGCTTGGCTTGGAGACAATCGCTAACAAGTAAATAAGAGTATCATGGAATACATGGAGGAAGGTAAAATTGAGGATATAAAAATTGATTTTTCAGATCAGATTAACCGGCTTAAATGTAGGCAAACAGGGCTTTTGTCCGCTGACAGTATAGACATAGAAGAAGTTATAGAATCGCTTAGAAAAAAGCTAATTGAACTTAAAGGTGATTATACAAACCTATACTATATGGGATTTATTATGGCAACGGTACAAGTTGATCCAACAATAAATATTGCAAAACCAATAAATAAAACATAAACATGAAAAGTTATCAAGAATGTCTACTTGAATGCGTATCGCTTGCAATACAGAGCGGTTCAATGGGGGAAGAAACTATTCCAAAGGCTACATTAATTTGGAAATTCGTTTATGGATCTGAAAATGTCGAATCAATGACCGTGGAGCAACATAGGAAATGGCAGGAAGAAAACAAAGTTCATGGATAATATAGGTTGGTTTTTTCTGGGGTGGCAGCAGGGGCTTTATTACTTTTGTTCTTATTTAACGTAGTTAATTCAATATTTCGTAATTAAAGAAGCTGCACCATAACGATGCGGCTTCTTTATAATATCTATACGGAGAATGGTATTTATTCATTCATTTAAATTTATCCTGTATTAAATTCCGATATACCAATAATCACCAGTGTGTACTATTGCGGAGTGAATACCAGTAAGCGCGATTACCTGCTTGCCGGTATGCCCTGCGTAGTGGTATGGCGTAAGATAGCATTTAGATACACAGTTTAATGTATCAAAGGGAACATAGGATATGTAGGCGGATAATGTGCTTTTTGTGGTATCCTCTATTGAAAATACGTATAAAGTATCTTCCAAATGAAATATGCCCGAAGTGTCACCATGCTTGAACGCAAAAAAGGTATCATTGCCGTTAATTCGCAGATTGTTAATTAGGGTATCACCATGCCAAAAACGTATAAATGAATAAGGGTTACCCGCAATCATTGGTATTGCAGAAGGTTGTTTTTTGCAGGATAGTAGCGATATTAATAGTATTGATAGTAACAGTGCAGTTTTTTTCATAATTCAAAGGTACAAATAAAAACATATCTTTACACAAATGATCTACCCGCATCAGCTAACTATACAGGTACGGAAACGTCAGCTAAAGGATATATACGGAAATGATGTTATATTCACCGGCCCTAATCCGCTTTCTCTCACTGCTGTAATGGGCAGTGAAGATACATCATGGCACGACTTCACCGATTATGTTGAGGGGCTGCCAAAATTAGAGCTTGAATGGACAGTAGACCAAACCGCTACAGGGCCAACATCAGCCGGTAATTTTGCACCACAGATAGGCGTATCAGGTACATTATCATTCGAGCGTGACGCTTACGAATTCATTAAACAGCATTTAGTAGAATCGGTATCAGCCCCACTTAATCAGATTGAGGTACAGATAACAGATACCTCATGTGGCAGGTACGTAGGATATGTAATTAAATCGACACAGTTAGCATGGTGCGAATTCAATACAGCATGTGTATTTGATCTTAATTTAAAGCAGATAGAGGATTACACAAGCTGCATACAGCGCACTATAATATCCGATAACTGGCAGGGATGGTTTCAGAATGAGCCGGTAGACGTTAATACCGGTTTGCCAAAAAAACACCCTCGTTTTGGGTACTGTGTAGAGAAGCGGCCCAACTGGTCATTGGTGATTACATGGTTTCTGACAGTTATAGCAGCTTTACTGTACACTGTTATTTACTCTGTTATATACGTAATACTCGTTGTCATTATAGCTACAATAACAGCATTAGTTACTATTTTAAATATAGTGATAGGCGTAATTAATCTAATTATAGACGCAGTGAACACTTTGCCGGGGGTGTCTATAAGCCATATACCTGATATTGAAACACCAACATTCCCGGCCTCCCCTGCTACTGTAGTAGATAGTTGGGCTATCCTAATGCTTGAAGATACA